TTATTTTTTAGAAGAGAAGTTAAAATTAAACTCTGGTTCTGTATTTTTCTTCTTTTTATCTCCTAATAAAACGTCTGGATGGTCTTTTAAAAGTGTTTGTACTCTAGCGTTTGTAGCCTCTAAGAATATAGCGTTTCTTTTATCAACATAATCTTCAATTTCTTCGTCTGAAGACACGTCTTCAGCTCTTAATAGATTTAATAATCTTGGATCATATCCTTTTTCTGCAACCATAGCAGTTATTTTATCTCTACGTCTGATTAATGATAATTCTTTTTCGTACTCAGCTATTTTCAATTCTTGACTATCTATTTGTTTTTTGTATCTTTCTTCTACAGTCATTTTAGCTAATTCTTCAGCTTCTTTTTTCTTTTGCTCGATTTCTTCTAGTATATTTTCTCTCATTTTTTCTTTTTCAGTTGTTATACTAGCTTGTAGAGCAGCTTTTTGTTTTTCAAACTCACTATCTTTAGCACGAATAGCCTTATTTATAGCCTTTTCTAATTTTTTATCAAATTCAGCTTGTAATTTTGGGTCTTGTAATAACACATCTAAGTTTTGTGTATCACTTGGTGTTGGTGTGTTAATTGCGTTTTGATTTTGGACGTTGTTATCCTCCATGTTTTGGTTCACTCCTTGATCTTGATTTTGATTTAATTGGTTTTCTTCCATTTTTTAATCCTCCTATTATTTATATTATTTATATTTGTCTGATACCGGTGAGCAGGCCGGTATCAAACGGTAAAAAATGATTGAATTCTGACCTGTTTAGTAATTTTTATGTTTACTTGGTAGGTCTACCCTCCCTAGATTGTACTTTTTTTATATTTTTAGTTTTATCTGGGACTAATTTTGGTTTATTTTGTGTCTTTGCTTCGATTTGATTGTTAGTTTGTGAGTCAGTAGTAGATACAGTTGATGTTTTTTGTGATGATTGTTCATCTGTAGGTCTATCTACATCATTTGGTGACACAAAGTCGGTATCTGGTGCAACAGTTTCATATAAAATTTCAGTTTCTTCTTCTTTGTTTTTCTTTTCTGTTGCGTAATCGTATCCAAGGTTAGACAATAAAGTCTTTTGAGATAGGATACCGTTTAATGCTAATTGTTGATTTATTGTTTCGTCTGTCATACTTGGTAGATTTGTAGCTATATCAATGGTTATATCATCTACGTTGTAATAGATAGGAGACGTAGTATTAATTCTAGCAAAGAAGTTAGCCCATCTATGTTTTATTAGAACTTTTATACCTTGTCTAACGTCATCTAGCATCAGAGCCATTGTGTAGAATTTCCTATCTATAGCACTTGCATTCATATCTCCCGAGTTAAACGCTGCGTCTGAGGTATTTGGTATACCAGATATTTGGAAGATTGAGTCTACATAGTATTTTAGATACTTCGTAGCGTCTTCTGCGTGTATTTCTTTTAGTAGCCAAGAAACGTCGCCACCTTCTTGCACGAAAAATGTCTTAGAATTCATTAAATAATTGTCTTCAATAATACGTGCTGGGTTTAAAATCGTCTCTGGATTTGATGAGGAGATTGGTTTGGTGGAGTCGAATTCCGGATTTGGTATTGTTAGTGGGTTCTCAGGTCTATAACCAGAAATTTTTAACTTCGCATCTGTATCATTGTATTGATATAAGTTATTTAAGTTATTCATAATGTTTTCATATGATGTAACCAGAGAGATAATTGGGTCTATAATGCTGACTTGTGGGTCTGGCTCCCATACGGAGAATGTAGTTATTTTATGAGTGCTTTCTTTCTCGTCTTTTAGAGAAATAATGTTTTTATATTTCCCTGTTGCGTCTTCGTTAGTAGTCTTGTCGTAGATAGAAGTTGAGAAGTTGTTTGTGTATGGGTTACATTCAACACAATAGTATAGTGTATGCTCTTGATTATCCTCGGAATTACGTTTATCTAAGGTATATACAGTGATTATGCCTATTGGTTTTTGTTGTGATATGTCATTTATGTCTGTTGGGTATATTGCTACTGTATTAAGGGCGCTTAACGGATAATATGTATAATTTGGGTCTGTTGTATTTTCTGTACCTGTAGTTGGATCGATACTAGGAAGGTCTAACTGTCTTTCATATGCTGCGCCGTAAAGGACTGCGTCATGAAATAGTTGTTTCAACACTTTAGGGTCGTCATTTTTTGATGATAAAGTAGTAATAATAAACTTTAACTGTGCTGCTGTGTCTGGGTCTAGTGGCTTGGATGCGTGTGATGGATGCAATAGCTTGTAGGCTTTTGCTTCTGCTTCATCTATTATCTCTACATTATATGTGATTTCTCCAGATAAATAACCTGCTGCTAAATCCGTAATAAACTTTTCAAAGAAAACTTGAACAGATGAGCCTTCGTTTGTAGACGTAGCTGTGATTCCACGAAGGTATCTCTCTTGAATTGTTTGTCTTTTTTGTAAAACAGCGTCTACTTCTGAAAATAAATCTTGTAATTTACCGTCATTATATTCATCTTTTATGTTTTTTGAGATTTTAATCATGATTTTTTCTTTACCTCCGTTCACTTTTTACTTAATTATAATATATTTTATTTTTAATTACAAGTGGAGTACAACTTTCTTGTCTATTTTTTATATAGGTTTACATAATATTTTTGACTCGGATATATGTTTTGGGGGTCGCCACCATTTGGCTGGGTTTGTAAAGATAAACTAGGTCAAAATAAAATGATATGTTGTTGACATTTGACTAATTATATGGTATAATAAAATTACAGTAAGATAAAATATAAAACAGAAAAACAGAAAAACAGAAAAACAGAAAAAGAAAGGAGTTGAATTTTATTGTGTAATAATGCACACTAAAAGCATTATAGCAAAGTTACATTGCTAAAAGTAATATGTAACAGGTAACGGCTAATCGTAGGCATAACGCGAATACATAACAAAAATAAGTAAAAATTAAAATTTGGAGGTTTTAAAATGGAAGGATTTATATTTCAAATAAAAAACAAATATTACTTTATAGAAACACATTACACAAATAAGACAAAAACAATTGCAAAAAGATTTTTAGATTACTTAATGAATAAATATGAAGGTTGTGGCTTCATACCATTAAATGTAATAAATAACACATTCAATAAAATATACAATGAAATGCGACACGCTACAATCGAATCAAGCAAAGATAATAACTGGTATTATATACATGAAAAATATGCAGGTGCTACAATACCAAGTATTGATATAACTATAATAAAGGAGGTGAACTAATATGGCAGAGGTAAATAACAAATATTTATTCAAAGACGCTTACAGATTATTAAGAGCAGTAGCAGACAGAGCTGAAAAAATCGCAGACAGTAAAGAGCAAATGATTATCGCACAACTAGAAAAATCTACAGAGCAAAAAGACAGAACTAACTTCGGACTTTTAAGTCTAAAAACTAATTCAGAAAAAACTGTAAAAGTCTATACAGAAGAAGAGCAAGCAGAAGTTGACAAATTACAAGCTGAAATTTCTATACTAAAAGCTAAAATTGACAAACTTGGCACAGAAAAAGTAGTCAAAGAAAGCTACAAATCACTTGTATATCATAAAACAACAGATGCTGAAGAAGAAGCAAATAAATTATTGCAAGACTTAATCAACAGCTTAGGTAACGCAACATTCATAAGAGCTGCAAACAGTGTACCAAACAAAAACAAATAGGGGCGTCCCTTAGGGATACCCCTATTATTTATGCCTAAGGGGGGGGGCGGGTATATAATAGCCCCCCAATATGAAATAAATTGGAGGTAAAATAATATGAAATTAATAAACACTATAATTGTAAAGAGAATAATAAACAAATATAAGCAAGATATGGGCAACTACTTCGACTTTGTACAAGGCAACGAGGAAGATATATACAACGACGCATTAGTGATAGTAGAAAAAGCACCATTACAATATAAAATAAGAATGTTATTAAGAGGGGAGGTGAAATAATATGGAAGAATTCTTAAACAAAATTGAAGACATGGTAACACATAACGCAATGTGCTATAGCAAAGACTTCATGGAGACACCAAAAGAAGGATACGAGAAAGAATTTGCAGAAGCTTATCATGAAATGGCATTAATAGCAAAACTAAAAGAAATAGTAAAAGAATACTATACAAAAGGAGGTAAATAATATGGAAATAAAAATGGATAGAGATGAATTAAATAAAATAAATGAACAACTTCTAAATGAGGAGTTATACAAAAGAGGTATAAGTAAGGAATATGAATTTGGAATATGTGAAAGAGAAGAACATGAGCATTCTCGCTTCTTAGACAAAGACTTCACATTCAATTATTGGAATTTAGCATTATATAAAACAGATGGAATATTTGGCACTAGAATAAATCAAATACACGGTACACCACTTGTTTCAAACAAAGACTACGAAAGTACCACTGCTGCAATCGAAATGACATTATTCAAAATACAGCACGGGTTTTACGATAGCTTAAAAGAGGAGGTGAAAATAATATGAACAATCTACACGTTAAAAATGGCCGTTACACATTACACGGCCGTTTAATGTTTGATACAGTCAATGGCGAATTGACATTGACACCACAGGACGCAATCGAGATCGCAACAACATTATTTGACTGGGCTGGGATGTCATATGATCCCATTGAACAGATAGAAGAAAAAATAGAAGGAGGTGAATTATAATGGAAAAACTAATCAAAGAACTTGACGACATAAACGAAAGAGAATTTATGATCCAAATGGCAGACCATTTAGATAGTAGTGACTATCGTTATTTAGACGAATTACACCAAAGAAGAATGACTATTAAAAAAGAATTAAAAGAAAAATATAATTGGGAGGAGGAAAAATAATATGTTTTTAAAGAATGAAGATATACACCTAATGATAAAAATGGAAAACGTCATTGGAATGAACAAAAACCGTATATTTGGTAAAGACGGCACTAAAACGGTATATGTAGACGGACTGGAAATAAATTATCATGACTTTATAGCATATCTTAACTTAATAGACCGAATATTAGAAAACAAGAAAAAATTATCTGCAAAATCAAATGATTATAACAAAGCACACCCAGAAAAACACAGAGAGTACAACAGAGAATATGAGAGAAGAAAAAGAAATAAAAAAGGAGGTGAATTATAATGAACGAAATAGCAGAAAACACATTCTTTATGGACTTCTCAATTGCAGATGTATTTGGAGCAAACGCAATTAAGGATACATACAAAAGAGCATTCAAAGAATGGAAGTCCGACTACAAAATGCTAACAGCTCTAGTTGTTACACTAAACCATAAAATATGGCAACACTACGAGCACCACAACGATGACTTCGCAAAGCTATATGACAGCCTATGGAGACAAGCAGAAGATTATGCACTAACTAATCTTAAAGACGACGAGCTTCAATATTATTATGATATAACAGACTAACAAAACAAATTGTGTAAGAACATAGGGGCGTGGCTCCGAACCACCCCTGGAGCTTGTAAGGTTGGAAACAAGCTAAACAATAAACCTAAATACTAATGATATGTTATTGACAATTAACTAAAGACATAGTATAATAGAAAGTGAACACATACGCACAAGCCACAGGCTTTAATCTAATGTGTATGTGTATTAAATGAAAGGAGTAGTCATTATGGAATTAATGATAGCAGGTAAAATGAGAGAGCCTGAAAAATTAAAACACTCTCAATTAAGTAAAATACTATACACAGAGAAACCAATACTTATATTTGGTAAATCAGGTGAAGGTAAAACAGCAGAAGTTATTAAGTATGCTAAAGAAACAGGCAAGAAGTTATTAATCATATCACTTGCAATGGAAATGCCTGAGACAATAGGTGGTATTCCTTATGCCAAAGTAGATAAAGAAACTAAAGTAGAATACTTTAAGAAACTACTAGATGATAGACTAGAACCTGTAATCAAAGACAAAGGTAAAGACTGGATAATATTCTTTGATGAGATAAACCAAGGTCTACCAGAAGTATTCAATGCTCTATACTCTATCTGCCACCCAGACCCTGAACAAAGACAGTGGAACGGGTATCCACTACCATTCCTACAAGTAGTTGCAGCAGGAAATAAAGATGATGGCTCAGATGGTACAACCTACTTGAACAGCCTTCCAACTCCATTGCTTAACAGATTTTTCATCTGTGAATTAGTAGCAGATAGAAAAGAGACACTAGACTATCTAAAGAATAAGTGGAAAAACATACCTCAAGTATCTCAATATATAAACACACTACTTGATAATGATATACCACCAAGAGATATAGACCAATGCTTAGAGATAATTGCTTATGATTTAGATGGCTTACTACTACAAATGAAGATAGGTGAAGCCTTAACACGTAAGTTATATGAAATTCAAAAGAAGACTAAACCAAAAGACCCAGCAATAGTATTGAAGAGTTGTAGAGAAGCATACAGAGTATTTAAAGAAGTAGGAAGAGCAACATGGGGTCCTGAATTTATAGAAACTGAAGAAGACCTAATTGAGAAGTTTAAAGAGATACTAACAGAAGAAGAGATAGAAAGTATATTGAGAGGAGATGAGTAATATGGCAAACATATTCCTAGAAGATGGTTACGATGATATAGAGACAGCTATTATGTTAGAAAAAGCTAAGCAATGTGACCTTGCATTGCTTAGCCCTAGTTACAAGAATGCAGTAGCATTCACAGATGGCGAGAGAGTATTCATAAATAGTGATGACAATTTAGCAAGAATACTACCAGCCTACGATAAAGGTATGCTTAAGTGGCTACTATGGCACGAAAGATATCACATGGAGCTTAAGCACCACAAAAGATACTTTGACTTCTTGAAACAACTAGAAGAAGATAAAGAAAACAAATTTGCACTAACTCAAGCAGAAGTGAACATCATCATGGATATATTAGTACATGACAGTTTAGCAAAGATGTTTCCTGAGTTAGTAGAAACAGCAACAACTAATCTAGCACAAATGAGAAACAGAAACTCATTAGGATATACATTTAAAACACATACACTTGAGGAAATGCTAGAGGAATTTGCTAAAACAAAAGAACCTCCTGAGGAAAGTGAACGAGATGAAGGCGAAGGGACACCTGATGAAGACAGCAAAGACAGCGAGGACAAAGGCACAGGCGACACACCAACAGGAGAAAAATCACACGAAGAAGGCGAAGACAAAAAACCTGAGACCTCAAAGAGCAAGCCTAAAGATGAGAAACCTGAGGAGAAAGATGTCGAAAGTGAACACTCAGAGCCAGAGCACGACAAGACAGACTGGTCAAAGCTAGATGAAATAGAAGGTAAAGAGTTTATTGATGAGGGCGATGGTAATTACTTAGAAGAGAAAATAAACAGACTAAAGAGACAAAAATTCAAACTAGCAAAACTAACTCAAACACTTAATGGTATGGTAACAACAACTAAGATGAGGACATACAGAGTGCCAAGCAGAATACAAGTACAACAGGGAGTAATAATGAAAGGTAAACTACCAGGAAAAACAAGTCTGTACCTAGTCTTTGACGCCTCAGGAAGTATGGGTAGTGAGCTTGCAACATTCAAGAAGATAGTTAAGGAAGCAATACCACAAGCAATGGATGTACCAACTGAATGGTTTAGTGGCTGGACAAGAGATGGTGAAGATGAACAGACCCGATATAATAAACAATATGATGGTAGAACTTGTAAGGACTATCACAAAGGAAAGTTTAGAGACATACTACCTGTGTATGCTAGCTCAGGATATGGAGATGATGGCGACAGAGTAATTGAATTATGTGCTCTAGCAGAAGAAAAAGGATATTCACCAATAGGAGTTACAGATGGTGGTGGAGGAATATATAATCCAGCCGTGCTTAAGAAACTAAAGAGAACAATACTGGTAAGTAAAACAGACTGGTGGCTAAACAAAGCAAAACAAATTAACCCTAACATACAAACACTAGAAATAGAATTAGATTAGAAAGGAGGTGGCAAGTATGTATAGAGTAATCAAAGAGAAAGGCAACAATGCAAATGTATTCGTAGAGAATACAGAAAGCAAGAAGTCAATAAACATAGGTAGGCTTTCAATGGAGATGATTAAGATACTTGAAGAGGCAGGGTTTACCTTTGGCACAGGTGGTGGCGAGATAGCAATGCGAGATGGGTGGGCAATGGAAGTTAACACCGATACAAAAGATAAACTTGCTAAACTTGCAATGAAAATGTCTAAACCAATACGTGATCAACGTAAGAAAAGTGAACAGAAAACAGCGGCACCCGATGCTGTACCTGACTTGTTTGAATTGATATTCGGGTAAGTAAATAATTAAAAGAAAGGAGAATATATTATGGAAGAAATTTGGAAAGATATAGAACGGATATGAAGGACTATATCAAATAAGTAACAAAGGTCGAATACGAAATACTAAAAATTATATTCTTAAACCACAGATTAGTGGAAAAAGTCCCTACCAAATGATTAGTCTATTCAAAAATAACAAATATAAAAGATTTACAATTCACAGATTAGTGGCTACTCATTTTATTTCAAATCCTAGACATTTACCAATAATAAATCATAAGGATGAAAACAAGTTGAACAATGAAGCAGAAAATCTAGAATGGTGTGATTCTAAATATAATTTAGAATATGGAAATGCTAAAGAAAAAATGATTAAGAAAAATCAAAACCATACAAGAAACAAAGCAGTACAATGTATAGAGACGAAAGAAATATATAAAAGCACAAGAGAAGCAGAAAGACAAACTGGAATATTTCATAGTGAAATAACAAAAGTTTGTAAGGGAGAAAGAAAAAGTGTACATGGATTACACTGGAAATATATAAATAATAAGGAGGAAAAAGAAAATGGAAAGATTAGTTTTAAATAAGAATCGTCGGATGGAGAGGACTAGCCGAGGCAAAACTATTAGATGAAAGGGGTAACACAATACAAGATATGATATTTAGTTTTAGTCAACCTGTATGGGATGATATGCAGTCAGGAAGGATGGTGCTTCAGGATGATAAAGATTATATCATTGTTCACTTTGATAATACAGAAGCACTTCCAAAAGGACAACGCAGTGTATTACTTAAAAACTTCGTAGCAAATATAATTGATACTATAAGAGTACCAAAAGCAAACATATTCTCAGTAGATTTAGGAACTCTTGACCTCAATGCTATTATGCACTTCAAGAAGAATAGAAATAACCATACACAATCAGACTGGAATTGCATAGGTATAAGAGTTATACCAGAGATATAGGTGCACGAGCCCTATGCACCAAAACATTTGTTCTATAGGGCAGAAAGGAGATATGATTTTATGCCTAATCATATAAAGAATGTATTAAAGTTTAAAAACTTAAAAGAAGATGACAAGAGATTTTTATTAGATCTAATCTGTTCACCTGTTGAGGATGCTTCTAGAGGAATGACTCTACACATCGACTTCGATAAAATAATTCCAGAGCCAAAAGAAGAAGCAGAATGTCCAGATGAATGCAAAGTGAACAAGGATTCACACATCATGACTGACGAAGACAGACCTTGGTTTGATTGGTACGCATGGCACAACAAATTCTGGGGTACTAAATGGAATGCTTATGATTCATACACAATAGTGAACAAGTCTTCAATCACATTTGTATTCTCGACAGCGTGGTCTATGCCATATCCAGTAATTGAAAGACTAAAAATATTAGGCTATGACTTTGACATTCGCTGGGCTGATGAAGCCTATGGAAGTAACTGTGGTAAGATCACATACAAGGCAAGTGAACAGGATTGGTACGAAGCGTGGGAGAAAGACGCATATAAAGACCCAGATAGATTTGCTAGAAATTTATGGAGAGATTATTAGAAGGAGGAATTGAAATGACAATATTAGATTTATTAGGTAAGACTGTATATTTAGAAGCCACAAACGGTAACACCATGATGATAATCCAGATAAGTGAACAAGGGACGATCATCAGGATGGATAACTGTGAAGTCGCAGATAAAGATACAAACGAAATCAGAATTCAACAGATAAGGGAGGTGAGATAATATGGAAGAATTCTTAAAAGATTATGTAGAAATGATAGCAGAAGCAAGAGAATTAGAGCTAAACAGCTCACAAATCAAAAGAATAGTGAACAATCTTCGTGATGATGAATCATTATGGGATATGTTTGACAGTTATGTTAATGATGAAATAGATGAGGAGGTGATATAAATGGGATATAGGTCACACGTAAGTATGAAAACGACAACTGAAGGTTGGGTCATTATGAAAAAGTTTAATGACAGTATAGAAAATAAAGACCATCGACCACTAGATTGTGCAGAAGTGAACAAAACTGAATCGGGATTCTATAAAATTACTTTCTGTGATGTCAAATGGTACGATAGTTACACATCAGTACAAAACTTCAATAAAGTATTAGATATGTATGACGAGCAAGACATACCATACTCATTCATCAGATTGGGTGAGGATACCGAAGATATTGAACATAGAAGAAATTATCCTGACGATATGCCGAGCGAGATAGAGTATTTCGAGCCGATAGTTGATGTCAACGATGAAGATACGGATTACATTCCAGTAGATCTGGATTAGTCCAAAAGTGAACAACCGGACGGGATGCTGGTTTTATGATACACTTGACATATAACTAAAAATGTTATATAATATTTCAAAAAGAAAGGAGTGATAGTATGAGTAAACCATTAACTATTAACCAACTACTTAAACATTGCCAAGACGAAATCAAAAAAGGTCATGGTGATTACACTATAATGTTATCTGATGATGACGAAGGAAATGGGTATCACTACTGTTGGTATTCGTTCACTACAACAAAAGAATTAAACTCAGGATTCGAAGAATTCGGATTAGATTATGGTATCGATGGGCTAGACGAAAGTATAGCACCAATAGATAAAACAATTATATTAGGATAGAAAGGAGTGAAACTATATGTTTTCAAAAATTGTTGGGCAAACCCAAGCGAAGCTAGCTATGCAGGACTGGTATCTATATGAACAGCAGCCACTATTAATTTACGGGTCATCTGGTTTTGGTAAGACTATGTTTGCCGAAGCTATGGGAGCTCGTACTATTGATACAACTCAGCTTCGTGGGGACAGACTGAACACAATATTAAAACCAATCAAGGAATCAGAAGATGGAGAAATCTTATTCTTAGATGAGATACACAGTCTTCAACCAAAGATACTAGAAGGACTTTACAAGATAATAGATAAGGGTACATTTTATGACCAAGAATTATGTATGGACTTACCGATACCAAAGGTTAGATTTATCTTTGCTACAAATATACTAACACCCTTACCAGAGGCATTCAAGAATAGATGTAGATTTGTAGAGTTACAAGAATATACAAACGAAGAATTAGCCCAAATTGTTCACAATGCGAACCCTGATCTAGAGTTAAGCTCAATCACACCGATTATTAGGGCATCAAAGGGAGTACCTCGTACAGCACTATCACTAGCTAAGTCTATGAAGGCTGGTGCTAAATCCGAGAAATATTCATCACTGGATGTGGAGAAAGTGAACAGCCTTCTGGATTCAAGATTTAACATTAACGGCGAAACTGGTTTAAGCCAAAAAGAATTCAAACTAATTCAAAAGGTAATAGAGCGTGGTCGTCTATCAACCACAGCAGTAGCAAATATCTTAAAGACCACGACTAAGGATGCACAGTTACTGTATATTGAACCGCTTCGAGCAGCCGAATGGTTAGCAGTGTCCAGCCAAGGAGTAATACCTGGGTACAGAGCCCATGAGAATTACAGAATATTCACGGAAAAGAAAGGAGGTGTGTAATATGGAAAACTATTATCCAATGTTAGTCATTGATAGAAGTGACGATAACGTAGACTATGTGGTATTTGTGAACAACAGCATATCACCTGAAGCATTCAATAAAAGAGTTGACCAAGCAGTAGACGAATTAATGAACGAAAATTATGATTATGACAGTGCATATTGGGACGCAATATGCGAAAAAATAAAAGACCTAGACTTTTATACTTATTATGCCCCAGATAAATTATATTATTAAATTATATTATATTATTAAAAGGAGTGATAGCATGGATACAAAGTATTTTAACAAAGATAATTTGTCTAATGATAAGACTGATATTTTAATTGATAGTATTCAATTCTATAAAAACGAAGTGTTAAAAGCAAACGGACATAACTACGACAGTTTCACTATTACGTTTTTAGATTCATTATTAGCTGAACTAAGAGAGGTGTAATGCCTCTCTTTTCTTACTAAAATTAAAAGGAGGTGATGAATATGGATATAGGAGATAAGATTAGAATAGTAGACTATGGTAGACCTGATGATGAAGATTTAATTGATTGGTTAAACAATCAGGGTACCAATCTGTTCATTGTTACTGAGATTGATGATAAAAATAAATTATTTTATATCAAAGGATGCGACTATGCTATACCTTTTGATAGTATAGACTATAAAATTGTAAATTAAGAGTTATGCTCAAAACGTTTGTTCTATATATGCGTATGTTATTTATAAAAATAACACGCGCGTATATAATTATTTTACCCCAAGTGTTGTTCACAAATTAAATAGAAAGGAGATGATTTTATGAAATATAAACAAATTCAATTGACTTTTGTATGTGATGACTGTGGTCATAAAGAGAATTGGTTGTTCGTTGATTTGCCAGAGCGATATTTAGCAGAATTAGAAGCGAGCGACAGTAATAACTTGGTAGGCAACTGCCCAAAATGCAATAGTTTATATTATAACATGAAAAATTATAAAAAATTATAAAAAAAAAAAAAAACGTACACATCCTGTTCATTTTCGACATGATCCGACAAGATTTTTATGTTTTTATAAAAAATTCATAAAATTCATGTACGTATCCAAATTTTACCCCCTGTCTTGTTCACTTTAAACATTTAACAACATTTTTGGGTTTTAAAACACTTGTGATTGCTCTGCTTTTCGGTTGATTGCTTTGCTTTTTTGATTGTTGAAACTGAGCAGAGCAATCATGTTTGAATTACTGATACACCTGACTTAGACCTAATTCTGTTCAGTGATGTTAAAATTGTTGAAAAAAAGCAGAGCAATCGCAGAGCAATCAAGGAAACCCTTGTGGCTGTAGTATTAGCTCTATTTGATTGCTCTGCTGTTGATTAAATATAAAGTTCTATATATTTTTTTATATAAGAGATGTCAAAAATAAAAGTAAAAATATATGTCCCAAGCAGATTTTCAACAGCAGAGCAATCAATTTCTTGTTCTCTTACTCTCCCAACACTTTAACCTGATTGCTTTGCTTTTTTCGATTTCTCAACATTGACCTATTTATACCTTATCACAATGCAATGTCCCCTACTATTGCCTGACCTACTTTGCCCTCTACACAGTTCACTTTCCACTATCTATACCCCAGCTTAACACAAAAATTTTTGTCCTTACTTGACCTATTCCCCAATTTATGATATAATAATAACATAAAACTAAATTAAAACTAAATTAAAACTAAAATAGAAAGGAGGACTCACTTATGCCACAGATAAAAATCACATTAACCGAAGAAGAAATCAAAAAATTAAAAGAACACGCAGAGCTACATCTAAATTCAATGTCAAAAGAGGCTCGTGTTATACTTCATGAGCACCTATTCGACACAGATAGATACTCAACGACAGGTACAAGAAGAACTATATCATAGAAAGGAGAAAAAGATGAAACCTAACCCCAAACATTCACAACAACTTGTGATATTATCCAAAAATGGTAAATTGTATAACTACAAAATGCCTAAAAACTTATATCGTGATATATCAACAGAGGCAACACACAACCACCGTAGTATAAACCAAGAGATACATAGCCGACTACTACGCACACTCGACAAAGAATATAAGTCCAATAAAAAATTATTACACCACGTGACCAATTTGTGTTCACAAGAGTACGACCTATACGAATGGATGTGCTTTGACTTTAACATACCCGGGTATATGCTCGACACCATTGAGCTACTTCGCAAACACTGCTCAGAAGCAGATGAGCTTAACCGAGAGTTGAACATACGCCTGATGTACACGATGTACGACCCATTTTATAATAATTAAAAAAGAGGACCGGGTATCAAACCATACCCAGTCCTTTACATTTTTATTCAATGAAAAACCAAAACATCAAACAAAAATGTTCACACTAATATGAGTATACCACATCTCCGGTGATAAAGTCAAGTACTTCTCCGTGAGTTCCCTCTTTATGATTGTGTATCTCCTCGTGTCCTTCGATAGTTACACACGTTAAATTCTCCACAGAGTTATTTGTCTTACACCAGTCCTTATGGTGAATTACACAGCCCTCTGGCACTGCCATCCCGTGTTCATGTTCCCATATAGCTACGTGAAGACGAGTTCGTTTTTTTCCAGTCGTACATACATAATAACCAGTTGCCGGGTCTTGTGCATACTTCTTGCCATTATACATCTTCTGTCCTACTCTCGTACACACTTTACGTGTGTTTCTCGATTTCCCATCAAAGTCTCCTATTCCAATCATATCTTTTCTTTCTTATACCTCCAGTTTTTCACATATTATTGCTCTAGGTAGTACTCCTCTACAATAATAACTACTTGAGAACGTAATGCCTTTCTTACACATCTCACCAGTACTTTTATCTATAAAATTAATTCGTTTATCAAACATCAATAACTCTAGTTCACTCATATCACCTTCACCAAATATTTGCTTTGGTGCAGCGTCATTTAACCAAGTATTACTCATCAGCAACATAAATGGCTTACCTAACTCCATAGCACGTTCAAATATACCACGCTTATTCGTGAATGGTGGGTTACTTATGATTATATCCCACTTTTCACTAGGCTCCCATAGAAAAAAGTCTTTACCTTCACTTATATGTGAACAGATCACTTTAAACCCTGCTTCTCTTAAAATTTTCACATATTCACTTTCGCTTTCCAAATCAAACGGACACCATATTGTCCATCCCGGCTTTAAATATTTAACTACTGGGTGAACAGCATACGCCGGCGTCTTCCATTCATCGTTTTTACCAACACTATATAAAACTTTACTACTGTTTATCTCTTCACTCATAATTTCAATCCTCCTATTATTTATATTATAATAATCTTCTCTTGCTTCCAGTAACTGCTCTGCCTTCCCATAAGTCGATTGTACCGATACCTTATGCTGTCTAAAGTGTGGTCATTTACAGTCGGGAACTCTTGAACAATTATTTCTTTACCATTTATTTCTCGTCTTGGGAATTCAGCACCTACCATTTCAGCCCATGTGACCGGGCATTGTTCAGTGGCAACCCATATTTTTTTCAAATCACCGTAACCACCTGTTAAGAATTGATATGATATATCTCTACTTCCTGATACTTTCTTAACTGGGTATATGTTAAGCCCCTTACTTCTTAAACCATCTATAATTCTGTTATCTATTTCTGAATTAATTAATGACGCAGGTGTTATAGATAATCCTAATTTTTTACCTATTTCACCACCACGGCGATTTAAAACTTCTTTTACGTGTTCATAAATACCTTCTTCTGACCAACCAACACCAACACACTCATCAATTACCCATAGAATTTTCATGATTTTATTATAAATGCTTATGGTGAACGCAGTAGGGTCAGGTCTATAACCATAGTCCATGCCTATACATATACGCCAATTGCTAGGGGTGTTCAGACACCAATTTTCTTTTGCTTCCCAATCCACATCCGAATATCGCATAGGTTCTAATAATGGGAACACTAATGTTTCAGGATTACCTATTTCGCCCATTATGACGTGTCGCCACTCTTGCAAGTTTTCCTCACGCATTGCTTCAGCCATCTCATAAACCTGTTCAGGGACTATTCCCCTTGGAATGTCATATAAATTAACGTGTTTGAAATAAACCTTTTCGTGTCGCCCTTCACTCATCATTTCACGCTCATTACGCCAGCCTATATTTAACCAATGACTTGGACTAAACGGCGTATTATATGTGAATATAGTCTCGAATATGTCGCCACCACGATATAAAGATAATAACACTTGGTCTACGTCTCCGTTTACTCATAAATTGGTCAGCCTCTTCATTTTTATATTAACATTATATTTCTATATTGAATAGACTATATCATATATATAATTCCTGTTACCAGAATTACATATCCCACCACTTCGGAAGAACATTCTTCCTACTCTACTCTGTTCTCACTCAAGTCTTTCTCTTGAGCTACCATTTCGATAGTCGTTGGAGCTTATTATTTGATATTTTTATAACTACGATTATGTACTACTCGATTTATAGTCGGCTCACTTACTCCATATTTTTTAGCAAGTGCTTTCATTCCAAATTCTTTGTCATGTGGAATATAACTACTTCTCAACTCTTTCACATCTTGTTCAGACAATACTGCTTTACCATTTAATACACCTTCTGGAGCTTTTTTGCTTCCATAAGTATATGAATGTTGTATGTTTTCACTTTTAGTTACCCATTCTAAATTATTTACTGAATTATTAGCTCTATTACTATCTTTATGATTAATTTCTAATTTATTTTCTGGATTTTCTAAAAATGTTTCCGCTACAAGCCTGTGAATAGAATAAGTTTTCTTTTTATGTAACGTAATAAGTTTATATCCGTTTTGAAGTAATTTGTGGTGACAGTATTTTTTTATCACTATTCCTTATATTTCCTAAATTACTTATCTCGTAGTTTTCAAAACCTTTTACTGGTTTCCATATTTCGTTCATGACATACCTCCTTTATATGAATTTAATCTACGTTATTATATCATATAAAATTGGTCATTTCAATAAAACATCAAATAATCTTGCTTCAGGATTGCCCATTTTCCGTTTGCTATCACGTTCATACTTGAACTTGTTACCATACCTTAATGATTAGTTAAGCCGTGTATATGTCACCATATACATTTGGTATTCAAGTCTTTAGGGGTTCCCCTGAGTTCAATGGGTTTTATGTGGTCTGAAGAAAGTTAAACCACACAAATCTACAATAACCACCTGGCCATTTAATAGATTTTACTTTTCCATAGTCTTCTGCTGTGTTCAAGTTAGCAAATTTTATTACGCTTTTAGTACCTTTAAGTCTTATTTCCATTGGGTTAGTAAGCATTTGAAATTTGTCTTCAACACCTAAATTTATTATAGCATTAGCGATTTCAGCATATACAGACGTCTTTAGAGTATTACTATATTTTCTGAGTGCTAGACAGCAAGCCCACGGTTCACCTTCTTTATGAGTAGCAGCAAGACACAATAAGCTCATCACTATATGGTGCGCTGCCCAGTAAGACTTCCCAGAAAAACGTCCTCCACGTAAAAACATCTTTCGCGAACGCTTAAGCTGTTCTCCAATACCATCTTCGATCAAGTCCCAGTAATTAGGCAAAATTATATCACTCATTTTTTTAGTAGCCATTAAACTCCTCCTCTCTGTTCACTTTTTATTCTACATATTCCCAATGATACCCACCGGCAGTATGTCTTTGTGTAAATCCATTACGTTTAGAATAAACAATACCTCTACAACACATAGATATATTTTGAACATTTATACCAGTTTGTCTACTAGCTTCGTGTAAAGTTGGGTATACCAGTCCTGTTTCCACACATTTTATAGGTTTCATATTATACGTATTGTTTGTTTTGGTTTTACTTAATCTGATATTTTTTGTACCATAGTTAGAATTGTATTTTGCGGTACACCATTCCAAGTTATCTACACAGTTGTTCCATTTGTTTTCGTCTTTATGATTTACTTGTGGTAAGTTATCCGGATTCGGAATGAATGCTTCGGCTACTAACCTATGAACAAGCACACCTTTGAACTTTTCCGGAGTTTTAAGTAGCACACCTTGGTAACCGCCTTTTTTCATAGTACCTTTTAGTATATTTGTTTCTCCGTTTTTATAAAGTCGCTTTACTTTCCCTGTATTACTCACTTGAAAAGTTCCCTCGAATCCGTTCTATATCCTTCCATGTTTCTTTCATTTATTCTTCACCTTCTTCATCTTTTTTATAAGGTCCACGATATAAATCGTTTAAAAATGTGATTCCCTCAATGTTTTCACTCGTAAACATATTTTGATACATTTCGATTGCCTTTAATCTATCTGCATCACGTGCCTGCTTGTTCTTAATAATACTACTAAGTATAGCTTTAATACTGTCGCTATCTACTAACGAGTAGTCCATAGCTCTATATCTTTCGATTACAGATTGAACCTGCTTCCAACCTAGTAAGTTTTGTCGTCCTTCACTAAGACTGCTCGGGTCTAAGTTACCTCCCATTTGGTCATCTAAATATATAATTTCAGCAACTTCCCTTACATAATCTTCTTGAAGTAGCCATACTGCGTCTTTACACTCACTAAGCCATATCGGTTTTAACTTTTTATAAATACTATCTACACTTTGTTTATATCTTTCATCGTCATCGTATCGGTCCCCTCTTAAGAATGAACCAAACTCTATCCCTGGGTCAGCAGCTTCTTCTTTCTTTTTAGATTTACCTTTAGGCATTTTATTCCCTCCTTGTTCACTTTAGGTTTATATATGAGGAGAGAATTATTCCTCTCCTACATCGTCTCCTATAAATAATTTATTTAAACTCATACGTTTATCGTTAAGTACCTTACGCATTTCTACTTTGTAACCCTTGTCCTGCATAGCTTTCACGGTTTTACCTAGTTTCATTGAAAATGCTTTTTCTTTCATTTGCATTTCGCCTGTCGCCATTTCGTTATGCCATTCAACGTATTCTGTGTATAGTTCTTTAGTCCAAATACTAATTTTCTTTTCTGTTATATACCATTCAACAAATTCTAGTATTTCAGCGTCAAATCCACCAGCAAATACACCTTCAACACGTTCTTTCATTCCCTCACTGTCGTCTAATGCAAAGCCTATACTCATAGCTTTCATATATTCGTATCTAGCTTTATTCGCAAACCAAGCTAAACTTCCGTCTTTTAAGCTATCTAATACACCCTTTTCTTTAGTATACATATTCATAACTTTAACACCAGAATGACTAAATGCGTCCTCACTCATTTTATATTCTGCAACTTTTATTGGATCCATTGTGTTCAGTACCAATTTATGTTGTAAATCTCCGTCTTTATCTTTATCGTCTATGTGAAATTCCGTAGGTAATATTTTAACTCTTCTTTTCATACCTTCACTTCTATCATATAGTTCAAACTCAAAGTTAGTACAAGCAATAATCTGTGGTAATACATCTAATCTTCTTTTTGCTTTAAACTTTTCGTTTATGACTACACAGTCAGTACCTGTTATAGCACCTTTAATATAGCTAAACGCATCTCTGTTGTAAATTCTGTTCAAGTCATCTATTACACATAGAATGCCGTGGTCAAGACCCTCTCCCCAAAAACTTTCGTGTGGATTAGAGTCAAATATTTTACTTTCATTGAACATCTCTTCACCAAGGCATAATCTAATTAAACTCGTGAATAAACTCTTTCCGTTTTGTCCACCACCGCTAAGTATAACTATTTTTTGAAGTTGATTAGCAGGTATCATACTAGCTCCAGCAATTACCCATAACCATTGTTCAACTTCAGGTTGTGGTTTTCCAGAAGAATTTCTTGATAATTGCTTTATAAATCTAGTAATGTTTCCACCTAAATCTTCTTCGTGTTCTTTTACCCATTCTTCAGAGTACCATGTCCAAGGTAGAACAACATCTGTTGGTGGTCTTTTTCCTAACCAACTGAAATCATAAGCGTCTGGAGATATGCAACTTAATATTTTGTTCTTAACAATTATGTATTTATCATTTCTAGTAATAACTTTATCTTTTTCTGCACACAACTGCATTAACTGCACCTCCACTTCTTTGAAAAATGTATCTTTGAAATTTTGGTCACTATATTCTCTAAGTCTTTCTCTGAACTTAGTAATATTACTATCGTATTCGTATGGACCTCCTATCTCTTTGAATAATAAACTATCGAATGTCCCATTGGCATTGTGTCCTTTTCCATAAAAATCAAACTGTTCGAATAAATACATAGCTGCTCTACGTTCATCTATTTTTCCATCTTTTTTAGATTTCGCTTTACTCCATTTTCTTTCTTTTTCATCATAAGTCCAACCACTGCTTTCCATTGTACCTTCGTATTCGCCCCAACGTTTCTCTAAATCTCCAAATAAGTCACTATCACTCATAGGGTCACCATGTTTTATTATGTATTGATCATGTATTGCTGTGATCAAATCTTTGAACTCAGGTATTTCAAAACCATTAGTCATTCCAAACATACTACAGTGTTCAACTATATGATTGTGTCGTCCGCCTTCTTTCATTTTCATCAACTGTGTGAATGGTTGGTCTGTAAGGGTGTAATGACTTTCGCCTGGTTCTCCACCTTTGTGTAGTTCTTTTACATCTTTTTTACCCCAGAGCCAGTATGGAAGTATGTCTAATGTTTCTATGTTCAAACTCTCTGGAGCTATCGGACCTGCGTCTATGTCCCAGCTCATTCTTTCTTCACGCTCCATACCACATACACGCATAATTTGAACAGCATCCTTACTGTCTGTCGTAGCCTTAGTATCAAACTTATAACCAAACCAGTTAGTAGCACCTGTCATTTCTTTTCTATAAAAGTCAGGTGTCCTAAACAAAAAATGATAACCCTTGCTAGTTTCAAGTATTAAGCATTTAAGTTTTGAACGTAATATGATTTCACGCATTTCTTCTGCCTCATCTGGGTTATCAAAATCTATGAAGCAACAACCCTTAGGAACAACTCTTGCGTAATTAGGAGCTTTACCTTCGTCTGTTATTACTTCATCATAAGTCAAAATCTTTTTACGTCTAGGTGTTTTTGAATTTTTATATAATAATCTTTGATCTGGATCTCCTGCTATGAACTTATCACGATTGAACCCAACTGGTGTATCTGGTAATTCACAAAATGTCATTTCAACATAAGTACTCATTATAATACACCCCCATCTATCATGATTTTAAAGATTTCAACAATATATTTAATTATATCCTGCTCAAAAATGGTCAGGTCTTTTCGTTTATTATAAGTCTGATTTATTTCAGTCATCAAAATAAGACGAAAGTCTGATTCATCTACGTCGTCACGAGCTCGTATCTCGTTCAGTCTTGATACAAGCGTAGTGACAGCAAATCTTCTTTTCGCCCTATCATAAGAATCCTCCCCTCTTTTAACAAAGTCTGCAACATAAAACCATAATCCGTTTGGAATCTTATCATTATTATTTAATTCAAAATCCATTTTTGTTATTTTAAGTGCCATATTACTTACCTACCTTTCTAACTACCTACTATTGTTTCTATATTTTACTTTATTTTTTTGCATTTGTAAACTCTTTCGCTTTGCAAGTGTATACCCTTGGGTCAGCGACATATGTGTCAAAAAACTTATCGTAATATTCTCGATTCATATCGCATAAAATTACATCAGCGTTGTTCACTGCTCTTAGTAAGCTTCCTGATCCTGCGAAGAAATCTCCGATCACATATCCTTCGTGGTCACAGTCGCTTAGCCATACCAAATGTTCAAGTAGTTCTCTTGGTTTCTGACATGGATGTGTTAATTTATCTTTTTTATAATTTCCTTGTGGTTTAGCGAATCTCAGGATACTAGACTTATCCCATAATCCCGCTTCTGGATTTAATCTAGGATTACCTTTTCTAACTACAATAATTGGTGTTATATCATAACAAAAATCACCTGAAATGCTACTAACCATATTAGGTTGTTGCCAAAATATCACTCGATTAACATCAAATATTTCGTAAGCCAGATGCAAATACTTCATACTCCAGAAGATGAACATAAATGAATCGTCTCTTAATTTTGCATGAGCTTTGCAATACCATTTGAAACACTCTGTTCTATAATCATCTAGTTTTTGTTTTTCTTCCCAAGGTATTGCTACTTCAAATCTCGATGTTACTATACCTTTTTCTAAATCACTTTCACTAGGAGACACTTTCGCTGTATATCTTGAATGGAATACTGCTGCGCCGTTCTTGTTAGTCATATTCCCAGTTAAAACGTTATAAGGCGGGTCGAGTATCCATAAGTCTACACTTCCATCTTCAAGACTGTCTAACCAGTCCATACAATTTGCTTTGGTGAAAACTCTATTACTCATTCTCGTCCTCCTTTCCTTATAAAATTACTGTTCCTTTTGATGTAGATACTTTTAATTTTTCTTTTGATTTTTCTGCTTCTGCTATCTCTCTGAAATGTGTATTCCATAATTTTAAAATAGCTTCTCCTAATTTTTTATCTATTTCAAACTTGAACCATCTATAACCAGTTTTAGTTAAACTCAAACATCTTAACTCTTCAATTTGTTTTGCTATTGCTCTTTCTTCTTTATTACCTTTCAACATCATCATATAATATAATTGAAGTTGGCATTCAGTTGACCACTCATCAAGATTACTAGAAGTTTTCCAGTCAATCATACAAACCTTACCGTTCACTAGAGCGATGCAGTCTACAATCCCTTTGATACCAAGCTTTTTATTGATTAACTTAAGTTCTGTGTGCATTGGTCTAATATCCCATTCAATTCTCTCGTCTAACCACTCTTTGAAATCAGTTTCATATACGGCATATTCTAGTCCCAAATGTGGTTCTTCTTTATCCTCTTTTTTAAAAGGCTTATCATACCAGTTAAGCCAATTCTCTATATATTTATGAACTGCTGTACCACGTTCTCCTGCCATTTTTAAAATATGCTCAGGAATACCAGAGTTCTCGAATTTATTTCCAAATATTGTGTTCAACACGCTTGTAACACCACGAAAAGGTGAATCAAAAAATTGCTCATCACTATAATTTTTCATTTTTCATCTTCTCCTTTTTACTCAATATAATATTATAATATTTTTAAAAAAATTACAAGCGTTTTGCTCAAATTTAGACAAAATATTTCTTGTCTAGCTAAAAACCCGCAACACCAGTAGTTTCTAGTGTTTTGAGTTATGTTAACCTGTGATATTTTGTTATCCCAGTCCGTAACTTTTCTTCCTTTTTATATATACGCGCGTACGCGTAAAGAAAAAAAAATTTTAGAAAAAAGACAACAAACCTATTGACTTGTTGTTAAAATTGTTGTATACTACAGATATGGACGCAGAAATCCATATAGATGGAGCAAGAATTAACTTATGAAACAATGCTCCATCTCCCAATATAATATTATTATAGAAAGGAGGACCTATGAAAAGAAAATTACCGTCAGAGATTAAAATGACGTGGCACGCACAACAGAGATTGGAAGAAAGAAATAATACTTATAATTATTATGATACTAAAAATTTAATGAAAAGCTCCTGTAGATGGTATGGGAAAGATGATTTAATTCATGATTGCGCATTGTATAGACACTGTTGTTATACTTGTAGAAAATCAAATCAAATGGGATATATAACAGACGGAAATATTGAGGTTATATATAATAAGAATACAAAAACAGCTATAACCGTATTAGAAGTAAAGGATAAATTTAAACCCGTCGAGCAATATATTAAACCCGAAATTTTAAAACAATTTGAAGATAGAAAGGTAGTTAGGAAAATGAAAAAATTAGAAAGAAATATTGGAAAATGTAAAGATTGTGGAAAAGAAAATGAAGAATTGATGGTAAATGGAATGTACGAAGGATTATGTAGTAAATGTAGAACTAGAAAACAAAACGCAAAAGCTAGAGGTAAAGAATATATACCATATAGAGAATTACCAGAAGATGAAAGAAAAAGAATAGACGCATTACAAGAAGCACAATCAAAAAGAAACGAAGAGAAAAAAGAGATTGTGGTAGAAAAAACAGAAGTAAAAGTTGTAGAAAATTATTATCAAGCAAAAGCCGAGCAAAGCCCAGCAGTTAAACTAGTAGAGATAGAAAAACCAGTTATGCCAGCTGCGAAAGTGAACCCATTATCAGATCCAGATAGTTTTATAAATACGCTAAGAGGTTGTGGTTGTGAGATACCTCAAGATACACTTAAAAACGTATTAGATGTATTAGTTTCAACTGATAAATTAAAAGATATATTCATGACTATTGCGAGAGATGACAGTCAAGACGCTATATTGGATTTAGAACAAGCATTAAATGTTGTAGAGAGAAAATTACAACACGACTGGGAATATAATGGGTTTCAAGAAGCTGATGATATTAAATTTAAAGGTTTCTTAACATGGAGAAGAGTATTAAAAGGAGCAATATTCTTCTGGAAAAAATTATACCAAACAAACGCATTAATTGAAATGCAAAGGGCTTGGAATGCGTATACACAAGATCCGAATGATAAAATATTATTAGCAGGCGACAGAATAGATAGTACATTAAAACGTTATCAAATAACAACAGAAAGTGTATCAACTATATTCAATACTAAAAGGCCATTTACTAGAGTATTCTATGCTGAAAATGAAGAGGACGCACACGAGATGTTAGTAAAGTGGTTTGCAGATAGACAGTTACACGAAAACAAAGCTAAAACTGTTATAACAGAATTAAAAGCAGATGGGAGCAGGGCTTATGAAGTTAAATAGAGATGAATTTAGAAATTTAAAGAGTTTTTCAAGAGAGCAAATGGAAAAGTGGTTACAAGGATATTATAATGTAACATATAATTCATTAAGAAAAGAATTTAATGACGCATATAAAGACGAGTTAGACAACTCAATACAAAACTTTATAACAGCTATTGCTTATACGCTACATTTTAACGAGGACGTACATTTACAACATGATGAATTGATTTCTTTTATGGAAGATTTATTTGTAAGTGTTGAAATGTTTAGAAAAGGTGAATATAATCCAGATGATTATAGAGAACAATTAAAAGAAGACGGTATTGTAATAGCTGAATATGATTATGACAGATTATATAGAGAAAAAGACGCTCCATATAAAGAAAAATATGAGCAACTAGTTAAGTTTTTGAATGAAACAAAATCTAAAGCTAAAATTGTAGACGACATAAAAGAATTATTAGGAATAGAGGTGAAAAAAGATGAAAATGACGGATAGAGAAAAACAAGCTAATGATGTATTGCAATTGATAGCAAAAGATATTAAAGAAAAATTACCAGAAGATATGGGATTTGCATTATTAGCTTATGAATTCGGAGACGCAGAAGATAGAAGAATGATGTATATATCTAATTCAAACAGAGAAGATGTTATAAAATCTATGTTAGAATTTTGCGATAAGAATTTACAAGACCCTAAGATGTTTGGAAAAGATGTGTAATCAAAGAATAAGTAAATTTTATTCTGGAGAAAAGAGAGGTAATAACAAATGTTAATCGAACAGTGTGCTATATGTGGAAAAGAATTTAAAATTTTTCCGTGTAGAAAAAATGTAACAAAATGTTGTAGTTACGAGTGTCGTAATAAACTCATTGTAAAAACCAGACGAGAATTATATGAAAAGAGCAAAATGAACTCGTGTTTTAAGGAAGACGTATGTGTTTTACCAAAGGAAATGATTTATGATGGTTACAAAGTATATATGAATGGAAAATATCCTGCAATCTGCATTAACGGTAAAAATCATTATCTACATCGCTATGTATGGGAACAAACTAATGGGCCGATACCTAAAAATATGGTTATTCATCATAAGGATTTTAATAGAGGAAATTGGAACTTAGAAAATTTAGAATTATTAACACGAGCGGAGCACATGAAATTACATAAAATAAATTACGAGGATAAATCTACTATGCTATTATCTTATATGGATAAAACAATAATGAAAGGAGAGGATGACCTATCTTAGTAGCAGACTACGAAATTTTTAAACATGATAGTTTGTTAGGTGTTCTTGATATAGAGACTAATACAATTTATCAAATATGGGGTGTACCAGAAATAGCAGAATTTATTGAAACTCATTTGGCTGATATATGGGTGGGTTTTAATTCTGAAAACTACGACAAAATATTAGCTCATGGTATGATTACAGGTAAAATTACAACACCTGAAAAAGCATTTGAGGTGAGTAATAGTATAATTAAATCACAAGATGATGATACACCTTTGTATATAACATTAGCTAAATTGGGAATAGACGATTATTATCAATCTAAAATTTTGATGTATGATGTGTTAGGAGACGGAGCCTTTTTCTCTCTTAAACAACTAGAAGGTTTTTTAGGAATGGATATTGTAGAAAGCGTTGTTCCATTTGATTTAGACCGACCATTGACAGACGAAGAAAAACGAAATGTTGAAAAATATAACAGAGCTGATTTATATGGTACACTAGAAAGATTTAAACAAAGGAAAAATACGTTCAAAACTAAGATGTTGCTAGTAAAAGAGTTTGGACTACCAGTAAATTATATTTGTAAAACAAATGCTAAACTTACAGAGACAATACTACTATCACAAAACAAAGGGGTAAACACAAGACTTAAAAAAAATTTTCAATTGTGTGATTTACCAGTAAATTGGGATATACCAGAGCTTAAACAGATATATGAATTCTTTATCGAAGCACTACATGAATTAGAAATTCATAAATGGGAAACCAAAAAATGTGACAAGAAGAAGTTAAGTTTAGTTATAGACATATTAGGAGTAGAGCATACATTTGCACTTGGAGGAGTTCATGGTGGTATTAAAAACTATATATGCAGACCAGAAGATAATAAAAAAATAGTGTGGGTGGACGTTTCGTCCCTATACCCTAATATATTAGTACAATGGGATTTGTTGTCGAGACAAATTGATAAACGTGGTGTGGAAGCATTTAGAAATATGGTTCAAGTTCGTATGGATATAAAGGCTAAAATGCACAACGAAGGATTGAGCAAAGAGGAAAAGAAAGCCCTAAAAGACCAAGCTGCAAGATATAAACTTATTTTGAACACTACGTCTGGTTGTATGAAAGATAGATTTAAAAAGATATATGACCCAGAATATAATACTAAAATGTGTATGCTTGGACAGCTTAGCTTAATGGACTTGGTATTCAGATTAAAGAACGCACCTAGAAAATCAAAACCTAGTTGGGCAAGAGCTGATGGGGTAACCGACACAAATGTCGGCGACTACTTTAAATTAATTCAATCTAATACTGATGGTATCGCATTAGAATTATTGACAGATGATGCAGAAGCTACAATAGATGAAGTATGCAAAGGTTGGGAAAAGGATTGGCGTTTTAGTTTAGAGAAAACCGTTGCTGATAATTTATATGAAAAAGACGTTAATAATTACGTATTTAAAGATAGTGACGGAAAAGTGAAAGTCAAAGGTGCTTACGTTACAAAGTATGACGAAGGCAATGAACAGGATACATTGGCGATCTTGGCTCAAGCTGTAGTAAATTATTTTCTCGAAGGTACTGATATCAGAACGACAATATGTAATCCTGAAAACTTAGCAACTGATTATCAAATGATTAAGAAACTAGGGGGTATGTATGATACTCCAACCTGGAAAAGAGAATCTGGTGATGAGATAGTGCAAAAAGTGAACAGAATATTTCCAAGCACGGATTTAAAAAACGGCGGACTTTATAAACACAAAAAATCTAAAGATATTGGAGTATTAGATAAGGTTGAAGGTACACCAGAACACGTTTTAATTTATAACTATGATATTAGAGGTAAGAAAATAGGCGAGTTAGAAAATATAGATTATGAGTGGTACGTAGCAGAAGCGAAGAAGCGTGTTAATGATTTTATACGGAATAAAACCTGAAAGAAAGACTAGAAAGAAGAAGGTGATAGACTAATGGAATTTGACGCAAAAGCGTTCTCAAACATATTAAAGACATTATGTTGTGATACAGTCACAGAATTCGCACAGAAAGCAAAGATAGATAGGACATATCTAACAAAATATATAAAAGAACAGTTAAAACGTCCTCCATCTCCTGGAATATTAAGAAAAATAGCAGATAATTCAGGTGGATTATTTACTTATTTAGAATTGATGTATATATGTGGGTATTTTAGAGCTGATGAATATGATATTTTGAAAAAAGTTAAAAAATTTATGATATACACTTGACATTTGACTAAAATTCATATATAATGTTGTTAAATAAAGGAGGTAGTAATATGATAGAAGATTTCATAAAAGACCGAAACGAAGCATTTGCGAGTATGGACAAAGAAAAAATATTAGCATACTGTGAAAAATATAACATTACAATGCCAGAAGATGAAACAGTTTTCTGGGCAGGTGTGCATAAAACTGTATGTAATTTATATTTATTAGAAGAAAGTCCTGTCTCTAAAGAGCAATATGATAAAAGCTATGATTGGTTAATAGAGCATGGTTACAGCCCTGTTATTAAATAGAAAGGAGTAGTTATGGACCCATTTGACGCATTAATATTAAATGATATCACAGAAGAATATATGACTGATTTGGAAAAAGAAACGGTATATGAAGAGTGTGTATACGAGGAGGTGGATTAGCAGATGAATGACAACGAGAAGGAGTTATGCCAGGTTGGTGACGTAGTATATCGTTTGACGAAAACAGGTATCGAGCCTATTACTATAACAGAAATAAACCATTATCCACATAGTGTGTATAGAGGAGCGAATAAATATCAAAGTTATTTTAATAGGTCATTTGGTAAATCGATATTCAAAACTAAAGAAGAAGCAGAAGAAGCATTATTGAAACGAGAGAGAGTTGTAGAAAAACGCCAAAGATTAAAAGAATATGAAGAATTATTAAATAAAGAATTAAATTTAGAAGGTCACTTTATAGTGAAATAGGAGGATTAAAATTATGGAAAAAGACGTATCAAAAGCTTATGACGTGTATATTACACGTGATTATAGCATATTTAAAAGATTAGTGGGAAATAGAGATATCCCAGAGAGTAGAATTAGTAAAATAGTAGACAGTATTCAAAAGATAGGATGGGTACATAACCCAATTATAGTAAATGAAAAAATGGAAGTAATTGATGGGCAAGGTAGACTTACAGCACTTCAAAGATTAAAAATGCCAGTAGAATATATTATAGCCCCAGGAGCTGGTAATAAAGAATGTATCTATATGAATATGAACATGGTTAACTGGAAGTTACCAGATTTCATAAAATCATACGCAGAACAAGGAAATGAAAATTATCAAAGACTATTATCTTTAATGGAAAAATATGCAGGTGGAAACTTAGATATTATTTCAACTGCGGTATATCGTGTTTCAAAGTCTAAACACAGAGATATTAAAGAAGGTATATTACAATTAACAGAAGAGCAATACAGAGCTGCGGTTCCTAGATTAGAGTATATAGAACCATTATTAAAAGTATTAGACGAAAAGAAATTACCAGGAAGTATTGTTACTTTAATGCAAACTATGATTTACTACTTCGATTATCCAGAAGTTGACACAGAAAGACTTGCTTATAGTGTAGAAAAATACATTTATAACTCAACACCATGGGTATTAAATACAGACTGTGAAAGAGAAGTAGAAAACGCATACAACTACGGATTGAAATTAGATAAAAAAATATTTATAGCTCACTTAGTTAAAGAAGAAAGAATGAGAAGACAATTGGAATTGAATAAAGCGAACCAAGTTAGAGCATTTGAAAGAACTAAAAAAGGAATTCAAGGATTCATTACACCAGAAGAAAAAATGGAGGCAGAAGAAAATGAGCAAGTACAAGGAGATATTCAAGCTTAAAAGAATGTTAGAAAAAGCTGATATACCGTTTGAATTCATAGAATGCTTTGGGTATGATAAGAGGTTATTATCTGAATTCCCAGACATAATGGATCATTATCAAATATGTTATCCACGTAAAGGAGAAAACCAAAAAATCAGTGTCATTGGTGGTTTTGGTGCCCACGGATATGAGAAAGATAAACTTGAAATTATGGGTTTACTTACTCCTTGGGAAAGATATCATCACGGTGACTCTGTGATTGGTTGGCTTACTGCGGAAAATGTATTTAAACGAATTAAAAAAGATTGGGAGGAAAACAAAGATGAAAGAATTAGTGCTACAAAACAAAGTGGAAAATGAGGCTGAGAAAGTAGCTGATATGTTTAGACAAGCATTAAGCTGTACACCAGAAGAATTTGGTAAAAGATATAGAGAATTTAAAGAAGCGAAAGCTAAATTTGATGAAGTGTATGAAGCATTCAAAGAAAACATAATAAAACTTCATGCTACAGAAAAAGATTTACCAAAGTCATTAGTTGTAGACTCTGTGAAACTAACTTATGTTGCGCCTAGTGTTAGAACAACAATCGATACTAAAAAACTAAAAGAAGAAGAACCAGAACTTGCTAAGAAATTCTCAAAAACATCTGAGGTAAGTGCTACTGTAAGAATAGAAGGGATTTAGAAAGTGAGGTATATATGAGCACAGATAGAAGTGAATACCAACACGATTATTATCGTCGTAACAAAGAAAAACGACAAGAATATTTTAAAAAATATTATGAGAAAAACAAAAACAAAATCAAAGATCGTATAGAGAAAAACGCAAAAATAGCTGAAGCAGAAGAAAAAGCGAAGAAAGACCGCAGAAGTGATACTTATAAGAAGTATTATGAGAAACATAAGACTGCAAGAAAAGAATATTATAAAGAATATTACGCAAAGAAAAAGGCAGAGAAGGAGGCTTAGAATGAAAACTAAGTTGTATAACTATCAAGAGGAAACCGCAAATGACATATTCAGAAGAATGTGTGAAAATGAAATACGTGGTGCATACTTAGGATTTGACACTGGTTGTGTTCATGGAAAAAATTTAGTTACAGTAAAGAATGATAAAAATAATTCAATTGTGATGACTGTAGAAAATTTATATAAACGTGCACAATCAGGTGAAAAATTCAAAATAAAAAGCTTAGTTAATGGTAGATTTCAATTTATGCCAGTTGCAAAAGTTACTTATAGTGGCGAAAAAGAATGTATAGAAATATCTACAGACGGTGATAGAATTCAGCATGGTGTATTAAGCAAATTGATTTGCACATTAGACCATCCTATTTTTACAGAAAAGGGTTTTGTGGAAGCTGGTAAATTACAAGTAAACGATACTATATCCGCTAACGGAAAACCAAGATGCGTTAGATGTGGTTCAGAAATATGGTATGGTGCAAAACAGTGTAGAGCTTGTTATCACGAAAGCAGACGAATTCAAAAAGGCGAATATGTGAACGAAGATGGTTATTTACAATACTATGGAGAATATTATAAAAATCATCCAGAATATAATCACGAATCTAATTGGAGACGAGGTATTCTAGCGCATAGATATATAATGGAGCAACACATAGGTAGATTTCTAACAAAAGACGAAGTGGTACATCATTTAGACGGCGACAAATTAAATAATGATATATCCAATTTAAAAATAATGAGCCAATCAGAACATACCAAATTACATAGTCACGTTAATACTAAAAATCTAATACAAAATAAAGCGGACATCGTCACGATGACGAATAAAAGAGGTTCTACTTATTATTTTGCTCCTCATTTAGTAAAAATAACTAATATACAGACTGTAGGAGTACATAAGGTATACGATGTCGCTATAGACGATGATGATATTCATAATTTTGTATGTAGTGACAAAGTTGTACATAATACTGGTAAAACAGTAACGTCTCTTTCTGTTGCTGAACAACTTTATAAAAATCATATGATTAAAGGCTTAGTAGTCATCTGTCCAGTATCGAAAGTAGATGATTGGAACAGAGACATAAAAGACGAAGTCCCAGACATTGAAATGACATTTGTATCTAGTTTTCAGAGTGCTTGGAGAGAAAAGAATAAAGCTAAAATTGAATTAATAAACAAGATGGTAGATACACTTGTTATTATAGACGAGGGTCATAAAATGAAAACTTATGACTCAAAACAAAGTAAATTCATACAAGCTCTTTCAAAAACTTATACGCCATATATGCTAATACTTAGTGCTACATCTCAAAACAAAAAATACATAGATTTATATCCTCAATATAAGGCATTAGGTAGTAGGGTGTTTGATAGACCCGCTAAAGATTTTAAAAAAGAATATTGTATTGAAGCTCAAAACTGGAATTTAGTTTACGCAGGTAAATCAAGATTTCCGTTCAATGAAATTGTAGGGTACAAGCAAACTGATGTGATGGATGCAGAAGTTTTAAATTACACTTATTATAAAAAATATGAAAGTGAATATGATAAACCAATCGAAATCAGACAAACATTTAAAATGACACCTGAAATGAAATACTTTAAGGAGAAAAAGGTATGGCCAAAAATGGACGAGGATGCCCTTTTAGCGGCTTTAGAAAGTGGAGACATAGAAGATGTCGACACAGACTTTATAATTGCAAATAGACCCGCTCTACATCATATTTATATGCGTGAAAGTTGCAGTGGTTTCATTAAAGATATGTTTTTAGATAAAAATCCAAAAGCACAATGGCTAGAAGATTTTTTAGAAGGAAACGAAGGTCGTCTAGTTGTATTCACTAACTTTATAAATGAAACAAAAGTAGTAAGTGAAGTGTGTGATAAAAAGAAAAGACATTGGTGTATTTATGATGGTACTACTAAGGATCTAACTAACTGGGAAAAATATGACGATTGTATCGCAATAGTGAACATACAAGCAGGTTCTGCTGGATTAAATGATTTCATAAAAACTAATATTGGTATTTGGTTTTCATATCCAGAAAATTATATAGACTTTATACAAAGTAAAGGTCGTTTAGACAGAATAGGACAAACAAAACAGCCTGTATTCTATTTTTTAGAGATAGCAGGTAGTGTCGAGCAAGCTGTGTATAGAACATTATTATCAGGACAAGACTTTGATTTAAGGTTGTTTGAAAAATGGTTAGAAGAAGAGGGAGGAAAATAAAATGGGAGACTTTTTTGATGGTAGGTATACACATAACCCAGACGCATGGAGAACATGGACGACTACAACGTCAGATGGTGTAGTACATCCGTTTAGATATGGTGTAGCGCATCCGTCTGGATATATTTATAATCCAGACACTTCTTCTGTTACTGTAGATATACCTGGTATGTGGCCAAAAACAGAAGATGACTGGCATAAATTAATAAAATCAGAAGTAGAATTAGATAAGGAGGATAAACACAAGGTGAGTGTGTCCAAGAAAGAAACTCATGTTAAAGACGAACGAGCTGTAGTATGTCATGATCCTAAAGATTTGTCTGTTGAACATATATTGACTACATTATCTGTGGCTAAAGGTCGATTGATGATGGAATTATTACCTAATCGTGTTAAAAAATTAGAGTGTAGTGTAACTCCTGCTGTAAAACAAAATATAATAACAGCAGGTAAGAAACTAAAAATGTATGGAAAAGAAATACCAATAATACCTCACTTTGATGAATGGGGAAATAGACTACCAGACGACATAAAGATTGGTGATCACTCTGGTATAACACTAAAAATCGTAAATCCAGAAGACTTCGGTGAGTTTTATTATGAATTAAGAGCCACTATAGATCCAGAAGATGTGAATTGGTATGTTTCCTTTGACACTCCTTTTTAAAAAATTATAAAAAAAGACAATAGAACTATTAACTTTTTAAAACTTATATGATATAATGCTGACAAAGGAGGAAACAATAATGAGAAAATTATTAGTGTTACTTATGATTTTAATTATTATGGGTGCAGTATGGTCACTTCCTTTATATCTAGTAGTAAACCTAGTATTATGGTTATTTCACATACCATTTCACTTAACTTGGCTTCAAGCTTTCGGTGTGTGTATGTTAGCTAGTATAATAAAAGGTTTATTGAGTAAGGGGGATTAAAATATGGCATTCACGTTTAAATCACCAGCAATTTCAAAAAATATTTGGAAATTATGCTTCAGGGATAAAGAAGAAATGAACAGAATATTTTATGAAGGACGTGTTCCAGACGATGATACACGTATTCATGGAATAACAGAATATATAACATCTACTATTTATATAGATAAAGACTTAGATGGATTTTTATTAGCAAAAACATTAAGGCACGAATTAGCTCATGTATATTTATGGGAGACAGGACAACAAGGTCGTATAAATAATGAAGAAGAAACTTGTGATTTATTGAGTGTTGCCGCTCCTGCTATTTGTAAAACTACTGATGAAATCATACTAAGATTAAAAGAGGGGTTGTATAAAAATGGCGAGTAAATATGTAGCTCATAGAGAAAAAGAAATTGAAGATTCTATAAAAGCATACATAAAAGAACGTGGTGGGCTTTGCTATAAAATTCATGGTGGAGATTTGTACCAAGAAAACGGTATTCCTGATTTACTATGTTGTTGGGGAGGATTATTTTTTGGTATAGAAGTGAAAGACCCTCAAGGAAAACCTAGTGCTATGCAGTTAGCTCAAGGTGCTAGAATTAAGAAGGCTCACGGACACTTTATTATTGCAACAAGTGTAGATGATGTTAAAAATTATATAATAGAAACGGGGTTAATAGGATTATGAGAAAAATAGGACCAGGAGACATAAGTTATTGTAACACGAATTGTCTTCAAGAAAGATGTAAACGAAATTTGAAATATTGGAAACCACCTACAAAATTTTATTCAGTATCAAGTTTCGATGACGAATGTAAAGATGCAATACATTCAAAATGTGAACATAGATGGCTAGCAGAGGAGGAAAAGAAAATTGGAAGACCTAAAAAAGCTACAAACTGAAAATCATGATTTGAAAGAACAACTGCAAAGTTACATTCCTCGTAGAAGAGTCAGACGAATATACAAGATGTTAGGAAATATATTAGAAGCGGATACAGATATAAGTCCACATATACAAACACTAAAAAATTTTATAAATAAAATAGAAAAAGAAGGTAAAGCAGAAGCAGGTCAAGAAATTAAAACTGCTATAGAACATTTACTTTCCGTAAGGGAAAGATAATGAAATATTAAGTTCTATGAAAGGAGGTCGTAACTATGTTTCCAATATTTCTAGTAGGCTTAGGTGCAGGCGCAATTTTAACAAGTGTTGTGTTTCAATTTTTGAGAAATACTCCATCAAATGCTAAACTTAAACTACAAGAAGAACAATTAAAAGGCGCTCAAGCTGACTTAAGGATGTTTGAAGAAGAGTTAACTAAAGCTAAAGAACAAATTGAAAAATTAAAAGCTAAGTTGAAAAAAGAAAAAGAAAGTAAATAGGAGGATTAAAATTATGAGTTTAGTAGAATTTTCAAAATTAGTAGTGATGTTATACACAAGTGGAGATGATTATACAATCGAATTTAATTTGTGCGATGATGACGGTGGAGGAACTTTCACAATAACAAATATTCATGACTTTGGTGAGTTTATGAATGACAATATTTCTACGCATAGAGCTAAGGCAAACGAATATGTAGTTCAAATATTAGAAATAAAAATAAAACATTAATGAGATATTAAGTTAATAGGAGGATTGAAAATTATGTATGATAAGATAGGGGCAAAAGTAGCAGCTGTAATAATAGCTGTATTATTAGTAATAGGATTGATAATATTTTTTGCAAGCACAACAATAGTGCCAACAGGACATATAGGAGTAGTAACATTATACTCAAAAGTACAAGATAAATATTTAGACGCAGGATTTCATTTCGTAAAACCTTTCGTTGAAAGCGTACACGATATTGATATAAGAACACAAAAATATCAAGGTACAGTAGAAGGAAGTGCAAAAGACCTTCAAATTGTAAATATAACAATGTCAATTAATTATCAAATTAGAGCGGAAAAAGCATCTAAGTTATATGCAGAAGTTGGAGCAAACTACAACGATGTAGTATTGAACCCAGCACTACAAAGCAGTTTAAAAGCTGCAATTGCTAAATTCACAGCAGAAGAAATGATAACAAAAAGAAGTGAAGTAGCAAATGCTATTACAGAAGAATTAAACATTAGACTAGAAGAATATTTCTTAATAAGTGCTGTAAACCTTGAAAACATAGGATTTACAGATGAATTCGATAAAGCAGTTGAAGCTAAAACAACAAATCAACAAAAAGCAGAAGCCGAAAAAGCTCAATTAGAAATAATCAAAGTTCAAAATGAACAAAAAATAAATACAGCTGAAGCTGAGGCAAAAGTTAGAGAATTACAATCTAAATCAGTAACAGATAAATCATTAGAACAATTAAGATTAGAAATTCAGAGAGAAATGATACAAAAATGGAATCGGTAGCTTTCCAACAACAATGTTAGGTGATGACCCAACAATGTTATTTAACCTTAATAAATAGGAGATAAATAATGAAAGAAAAAATAGCAAATTCAATAGCATTACATCAAATGACCATTAATGAATTGAAAGAAATAAAACAAAATGTAGACCAATCTATTGATAAAAACGTTAAATTTAGTATAGAAACAAAACATATTATAGGTTTTGACAACATAGGAATATTGAAAAAGAAAAAGACACTGCCAATTTCAAATTACACAATGAAATTATTGTTAGATGAGGCGATTAAAAAAGAAAAAGATAGAATTGATAAACTTATAGATATGGAAATAGAAAGAAAACTTAAACAATAAAGGAGAGGATATGTATGGCTAGCGATAAGGCATACAGTAAAATAGAAAACATAGTAATGGAAAGAGTTTTTTCGTTAGAAAACGAAAATGCGCAATTAAGAAACGATTTAGCTATAGCACAAGCAAAACTGGAAGTGTATGAACGACTAGCCAACATATCTGGTGATAAAACACAATTGGGCTTCGGTCCACCAATAAATAGATAAGGAGGAAATTAATATGACTACACTACAAAATGGAGATAGAAAAATAAGTGTTAGATTTGGTACAACAACGTCAGAAACTAAAACTATAACTACAAAAGAAACGACTTATGTTGTAACATTACCTACTATAATCTGTAATAATGAAGAAGATGCAAGTAAAATTCAAACAGCCACAGACGAGTTTGTTTCTAATTTAGTAAAAGATATATTAAAAGATAAGGAGTAAGTTATGAAATGTACTGGTAAGGAATGGGACACTTGTAGAGTTGAAAAAATAGGATGTAAACATTGTTTTTATGAAAAAGAAAGATGGGAGTATGTACGTGGTTATGATAATAGTTATCAAGTAAGCTCCTATGGTCGTGTTAAAAGTTTAAAGTTTTCAAAAGAAAAATATCTTAAACCGAAACAAAACCGAGGAGGGTATTTAGAAGTTTTGTTATATAAAAATAATAAAGGAAAATTATATCGTATTCACAGATTAGTAGCAGAAGCATTTATACAAAACACATACAATTACCCTGAAGTAAATCATAAAGATGGAAATAAGTTAAATAATTGTGTATCTAATTTAGAATGGTGTACTAGAAGCAAGAATCAAAAACACGCATATGCCACAGGCTTAACGGGGTCTATATCTGAGGTAAAAGACAGAGCGAGAGTAAATGGTAAACAAGCGTGTAAACGTATAATTCAAGAAACGGTAGATGGTGATGTTATCCGTGTTTGGGACAGTCAAACCTCGGCCGCTATAGAATTAAATTTAGCTAGAACATCAATATCAAACTGTCTTAACAATAGAACTAAAACCGCTGGTGGATATAGTTGGAGATTTATAAAAAATATAATGAAAGGAGACACACAATGAGCAGGAAACTTGCGAGTGTACAGAGAATAAAAGCAATTAAACCAATCGAAGGAGCAGACAAAATAGAAATAGTTCAAGTATTAAACTGGGATTGTGTGGCCAAAAAAGGAGAATATCAAGTTGGGGATATTGTAATTTATTTTGAAATAGATAGCTTACTACCAGATATACCAGCTTTTGAATGGTTAAAAGGTTCTTCTTGGTCACAAAAATTAAATAAATATAAAATATCAACACATAAATTCAGAGGTCAAATATCTCAAGGATTAGTTATGCCTATAATTCAATTAGGAGAATTATTAGAACAAATAAAACCCGAAGGTTATGATTGTTTACCTTCATGGATGTATATGGAAAATGGTTTTAATACAGAGGACTGGATTGACTTAGATGGTAAGTTTGTATTAGAGGGAGTAGACCTAACTGAAACATTAAATATCGAAAAATATGAACCACCAGTATCTAATGGGCCTCTAGGAGAAATAATTAACCATGAATGGTATGTTCCAAAAACAGACGAAGAAAGAATACAAGTTTGTGCGGATAATGTATTACTAGAATATATCGGTAAAACAGATTGGTACGCTAGTATTAAATTAGATGGAACTTCTTGTACAGTAGGATTATTTGAAGACGCGTTTTTAATTGGTGGAAGAAATCAATGGTATAAAGGTCCAAACATGTATACAGAAACAGTTAAAAAATATGGTGATATAGAGAAACATTTGCGTGACTATCAAAAATTAACAGGAAAATATATAGTATTTCAAGGTGAACTATGTGGTCCAGGAATTCAATCAAACAGATTAGGACTAAAAGAAAAAGAATGGTATATATTCAATGTGTTCGTTAGCGATACAGGTAAAATGGACAGCTACGAAAAAGTAGATTTATTAAGAATGCTAAATTTCTGTGATGATTTTGGGTTAAATCATGTACCTATAATCGAACACGACTGTAAATTTAGTTTTGATGGTTATTCGAATAATGATGAAATTGTGAATGGACTATTAAGCTATGTAGACAATCTTAAATATAGAACATATTTTGAAGACGCCTCACCAAGTCAAATAGCAGAAGGTGCTGTATTTAGAAAAAATGATATGACTAATTCATTTAAAGTTGTATCTAATAAATTTTTATTAAAGGGTGGAGAATAATATGGAAATAAAAGTGTACTTACATAGAACAAAAAAGAAAAATTTTGAAGTAGCAGACTGTTTCTCTGTATTCGTAGACCTAGATAAATTACCAGAAGATAAGAAAAACGATATAGATTATATAAATGAAGGTTTCAAAAATGATTGTCAAAGAATAGCTCGTACTAGAGAATGTGTACAAAAATTTGGCACAGGTTACATATCTTTTATGAGACCTCAATATGAAGGTGACGAGAAAGGTAATGGTAATGCAACTGTTAAATTTAGTAACAAAGAAATGTTATTTGTTAAGAAAAGAAAACCAAGAGCCAAAAAAGAGGAGGCTACAAATGAAAAAGAATAATTATAGAATTATAGGCGTTGATTTTGATGGAACTTTAGCTCATACAAGGGGTATATATCCAAACATAGGAGAACCTATAGCAGAAGTTATGGATTACATACTAGAAGAACAGAAAAAAGGAGCATATTTAATTTTAATAACTATGCGCGAAGGTGATGAGTTAGATATGGCAGTAAGATGGTGTAACGAACACGGTATAGTATTTGATGCAGTAAACGATAACTTACCACACATGAAAGAGTTTTTCAAAAACAATCCTCGAAAAATATTTTGTAACGAATACTTAGATGATACCAATATAGGTGGAATCGAAGGTGTGTTAGACCAAATAAGGAGAAAGAAAAAAGATGATAACAATTAATACAGATTTAGCGTATATACTACTTTTCTTGATAGTAGGTTTTGCGTTTAGTCGATTATATAAGTTTGTGATATTCCCCAAGATTATCGAAAAAACTACAAAAGAATTTGATAAAAATCCTAAGTGGATTACAGATGAATTACATTCAAAATATTATGGATTTTCTGATATAGATTTTATAACTGCGGAAAATGCAATTGGGGCATTACCTAGATTTCGTGTAGCAAAGGAAGACAAAACGAGATTAGAAGTGTTAATCCCAAATGATACTTCTATTAGAGACGTTGAACAGATTGGGCAGATTGCATTAGTCGGTAAAATAAAAATCAAATATGGATTATTTTTTCCAGACAAACCTTTGCATTGGTTATCTATTCTTCTATTTATGTTAGATGGTGGAGAAGTTACTGTGAAAGATATAGAGAAAAGACAAGAAACCAATTGACGATTAGTTAAAAGTATGTTATGATATATCAGATAGACAAAAAGAAGAAAGGGAGTTGAAGATGAAGGATTTATCCGAATATAGAGAGCTAAACAAAGCAAAACTATATAGAGAATTTAAAGAAAAATACAATTATCCAAATATGCAAATAACTTCATATAGACGTGTGTTATATGGAGAAAGTACTTACTTAGGTAAGGGTCGCTCACCATATATAGCTGATATGTTTAAATTTTTCAGTGAAAAGTTAGATAAACCGTTTATAGATATAGCATACGATTTACTAGACTCAGAATTTTTTGGAAGAAAGAACACATTATTAGATGTAATCTTAGCTGAAAAGAGTATTACAAAAGACCAATTAGGTGAAATAGCGGTAGCATTAGATAATATTAGACTATGTGACCTAAATGCAGATAATAGAAAAATCTATGAGGATGCGTTATTAAAAATAAAGGAGGGGTAATATGAAGATAGATTATAAAGCAGTAATAGAAGCATATAACAATGGTCAATCATTGAATGCCATTGCGAGAGCCTTCGGTACTTATCCCACTTCAATCAAACGTGTGCTTGAACGAGAAGGTGTAGAGTTAAGACACGACGAAAGAGCGAAAGGAATGTTATGTGTTACTAATGGTGAAAAACTACTTGAGTGGGCAAAAGCTCAAGGTAGATTAGTCACACAAGCTGAACTTGCAGAGGTAGTTGGTACAAAACGTTTATCACCATCTTATTTTTTAAAGTATCCAGAATTAGGACAATATGTTAAATCTGAGACACAAAATGAATTACAAGAGTATTACGACAAATTATACGCATGGTTACAAAAGAATAATATTCCATATAAACCTGGTGACAGAAAAACATTAAAATTATCGGTAGATGCGCTATTGTTAGGTGAGTATTCAAATATAATATTACAAATTGCAGAAAAGCCATTATATACAAGCAAAAAGAAACATGATAACGCAATGGAATTAAGAATGACAAGAGCTAAAGCTCTGGGAATGACTGTTATATTTTTAAGTAAAGAACATTTTGATAATCTTGATGAAATAAAGGGGTTATTGGATGACCTGAAACATTAAAAAGGGAGAGATACAAATGGCAGGACAGATGTTATATGTGAAATCAAAGGAGGATAGTAGTGTGGCTAAACCGAGTGTTCCTTACACTAAGGATAATGAATATTATACACCAAAATATGTAGTAGACTATTTTTATCCAGATGGGTTTGATTATGACCCTGCTACTTGTTTATATAAAGCAGAAGAATTCAAAGTACCACACTACGACACAATTGAAACAGATGGTTTAATTCAAGACTGGACAAAATACAAACGTATCTGGTTAAATCCTCCATTTACTAAAAAATATGATTTTCTAGTAAAGGCTGTAGAAACATATAACATTGCTCATAATACTATATATGTATTATTCCCAATAGAGTTTTTGACTACTGCTAAATTTCATACATTAGGATGCAAGTGTAAATTATTCATTCCAAGAGGAAGAATAAATTTTGAAAGTGGCCTAGGTAAAAAAGGAAAAAGCCCTGCGTTTGGTAGTGTTATTATAAAATTAGACGATGAGAATTCAGTAGAATATATAGACTTTTCATCTAAAGAATAGGAGATATTTATGCTAGTATATCAATGTGAAAATTGTAAACAAATGACTATATGGGGTTGTAGAAATAAATATGGACAACATTTTTGTAATGAAGAATGTTATTTAAAATATTGTGAAAAGAATGGATACGAACCTCATCCAGAAGAATTAGAATATATAAAATCAGCATTTTAATGCTGGTACATTCGGAATTGGTGAAATGGTATCACACAGCACTTTGACTGCTGGGTTTTTAGTTCGAATCTAGAATTCCGAGCCAACTCGTATATCTTCGTATAGCGCAGATGGTAGCGCGCGTGGTTTGGGACCATGAGGTCGCAGGTTCAAATCCTGCTACGAAGACCACTTGGGTTCGGTTATATCTTTTATAAGTAAATTGAATTAGCTAGTCAATGAAAGTAAAAGAAGAATAAAGTTTCTTATATATGACACCGATATAGACGCCCGGGACCAAAAGACATTTAGAATATTCTTGGAGGCTGGTCTCCTAGTAATGGGGAGATAATAGAATGTCCAAGCACAAAGGTTAGCAAAGAGGTGAAAGTAGAAGGGTTCTAGCTGGAGGACTTGCCAAATACCTAACGCACCCAAAACACCAGCAAATGGGAACAGAAGCAGGCGCTAACAATGCCGGATGGGTTGAAACTTCTACCTAGGGTCTAAATGTCTTTATATATGGCGGCAGAGTGACGCGGTCTACACGCTGGGCCCATAACCCAGAAACAACGGGTTCGACTCCCGATTGCCGCAACCAATTTATAAATGAAAAGGACGTAGTTAAATGGAATGGAGAGAATGTACCGTTTGTAGTTCATATCTAGTATCAGACGAAGGAGATATTAAACATAAGCAAACTGGTAAAATACGAAAACAAAAATTGAATAAAGATAACTATTTAGAAATAAATCTTTCAATGGGTAGTCGTCACAATGTTGTGCATAGACAAGTTCATAGATTAGTAGCAGAAGCATTTATTCCAAATCCTGAAAATAAACCACAAGTGAACCACAAAGATGGAGATACTACTAATAATTGTGTTAGTAATTTAGAATGGGTAACCCCTAGTGAAAATCAATTACACGCAAGAAAAGTAGGGTCAAAACCAGATGATACAGGTACTAATTCTCCAAATTCAAATTTAACTGCAAACCAAATTCAATATTGTAGAACTATGTATAAACCTCGTGACAAGACTTATGGTTGTACGGCGTTAGCTAAACGTTTTAATGTTGCAAAGTCTACAATGTCTTATATTTTGAATAATATTACTTACAAATAAAGTATATATTATTTACAGGTGGGTAAACGACCTATTAAGTGCGATAGAATATGGACGCATATTCGAGTCAATGCCTGTTTATGTGCTGGAATAGCTCAGCAGGTAGAGCAACGGTCTTGTAAACCGTAGGTCGTCAGTTCGATTCTGACTTCCAGCTCCAGGTCTTATGACCCCTACGTTATCTAGGCAGGATAACAAATCAACTATAGTAATAATAGGCAGTAACCTGTATGCACTAGCCTATAAAAAACTCTGATGATGGTAACAAACCGTGACTGGAGCATACACGACGAGTAGTCACGTACCGTTCATTCCAACTGGTGAGAGTTAGTTGTTTTACGCCAGTCATTTTATTTAAGGAGAATTATTATGTATTTCATAACAACAATTGAAACTAAAAAAGGAAACGTCGAAGACACACGTTGTGTCGGTTATTTCAAAACGTTTGAAGAAGCAGAACAAGCAGTAATTAAAAATGCGTGTGATATATGGGAAACTTGTTATGATTATGCAGTTATCGAAAATATAAAAGAAGGGCTATATCAATATGACTTCCACCCAACTTGGTATAAATATCATAAACTAACGTCAGGATATATCAAATGTGAACAACCGGATTTTGTAAATCCAAAAGGTGGAATAAGTATGATAGGATATGCTATCGGCTAGGAGGAAAATATGAATAGAAAAGGTTACGTCTTCTAGGGCCTAGTGCCTAAGGAGGCGATAAAATGAGTAGAAGTTATAAAAAACACCCATTCTGTAAAGATTGGAACAGAAGAAAACGAGTGGGTAAACAACTAGCAAATCGAAAAGTCAGAGCTCAATTAAAAAGAGGAGTAGAAATTCCAAATGGTAAATCATATCGTAAAGTTTTTGAAACTTGGGATATTTGTGATTATCATTGGTACGAGCCAAAATCAGAAGCAATTAAAAATTTCGAAACTAAACGATTTAAGTATGGACCAGACACACTAGAAGAAGCTATTAATGACTGGAAAAAATATTATTATAGAAAATAAAAAAATTTACGATATGTACTTGACTTTTGATTAAACTTATGTTATACTATTATTAAATCAGGGGTTGGTTAGCCCCTTCATATGGCGCTAGGGACAGTCGGTTAAGTCACCAGGTTTTCATCCTGGGGTGTTCGGTTCGACTCCGGGTGGCGCTACCAAATACTAAGACGGTATTTATGAATTCATATATTTATATTGAAATTTGTTTACTGAATCTTTTAACCGTCTTAGTGTTCCTAAATGCCATGATGGGTGAGTGGTCTAAACCAGCACACATAAAACGATAAGGTACTCAAGTTGGTTAAGAGGAGGCACTGCTAACGCCTTAGGTCGAGAAGTCGACGCGTGGGTTCAAATCCCACCCTTATCGCCAAACTAAATTGAAGGAGAACTAAGTATGACATCAAAAACAAAAGGTAATCTAGGTTTAGGAAAAGCTATTAGTTATTTTACAGAACAAGAATATACTGTGAGTTTACCATTAACCGATACTCAGTGTTATGACTTGATAATAGAAAAAGATGGTGTTCTGCAAACCGTACAGGTTAGATACACAAATCAAACAAAACCTAGTGGTAGTTTTGTGTGTAGATTGCAAACAAAAAACTCAAAGAAAATTTATTACACTTTATCAGATACATTTTGTGATTTATTATTTTGTTATTGCAGCAACAGTGATATATTTTTGATTCCTGTTAAAGACCTTTTTGGTAAAAAAGAGATAACTTTATTTAGAAAAAAATCAAAATATATACCGGATGATGGTTTTGATAGTTCTAAATATTTAGTGTAAGTGTGTCGACCGGAAACGGTCCGTAGGTTCGAATCCTACTCTTGGCGCCAATTGATAATTTCACATTATAAGTAATTTATTATGATGCCCACATACTTCGCAATAAATTACAAAATTAGCAAACCAACATATAGAGATGAGAGATGAATAATGTGAACAGTGGTATGTGAAATTATCAAACATAAATATACATATATAGAAACGTCGGACTGTTGCCACTGACTGTAGGTCCGCAAGTTTGTTATTCTTCTCATCTCATAATAAAACATGGGTACATAGCTCATCTGGTAGAGCACTACACTTTTAATGTAGGGGTAGAAGGTTCGAGTCCTTCTGTACCCACCACTAGAAGGAAAACTATCCAAACCCTTGGAGAAGATTACTGCTAATCCGCCTAAGTAAAAGTAGAGGGGAAAGCAGCGACAGCAGGTCCCTTGTGTCGTTAACAAAAGGGAGTTTAGTGTGGTTATTAGCAAATTCGCACGTCATAAGATGAGAATAACCCTCGTGCGATACGTGGAATATGATAGCTTCATATTAAAACACGGGCTGGGTGAGAGAATTTTCATAGACTTCATCTCCTCATTGTTGGTTGGCGTCGTAATAACGGTCCCGTACGGAGGCGCACAGCGTGACCTCTACGTCATCTAAGATGGCGGGGTTGCAGGCGGAATAAACGATAAAACCGCCATACTCCTTATATAGAAAGGTGATTATATGAAGGTTGAATTAAAAAGTATTAAAGGTACTTGGGAAGATGTTGCAAATCGTGCAAGAACTACCGTACATAAAGATGAACTAGGAAAAGAACCTAGCGACACATTTAAGAGGAAAATATTAAGAGCAGAACACTCACCAATAAGAAGTTTAATTTTTAATTTTAAAATAACAAACGTTAAGTCTTGGGTAGTAACACATTTAGTAAGACACCACGTTGGAGTTGAAAAATGGGTACGTACTCAAAGGACAGATCGTACAGGAGTGAATAGAGATGAATTACCACAAGGCGAAGAAATAGAAATGGAATTAGAAGCAAATACACAAGCGCTTATAAATATGTCAAGAAAAAGACTATGTAATCAAGCCTCTCCTGAAACAAGAGAAGTAATGGAAGCTATGAAGGAAGAAGTTAATAAACACGACAAATTTGTAGCAGAAGTTATGGTAAAAGAATGTGTATACAGAGGATACTGTCCTGAGATGTGGTCTTGTGGTTACGATAAGACTGACAAATTTAAGGAAGAAGTTGAAAAATATAGGAATATACAAGGGTAGGTGAGTAATATGAATTGTCTATTGGTAGCATTAATTATACTACAAATGATTGCAATGTGTTTTATTATATACACAACATATGTTAGATATAAACATGATAAAAAATTCTGGAAACAACAAGAAGAAATTTCAGAAGAATTTTTAAAACAACTTAAAGAACAACCAGCTGTACATTTAGATGAAGGAGTGGCTTCTTGTGAATAAGAAAATACAGATAAAGAATAAACGACCAGGTGTCGTATTCTCTGAAAAAGAGAAACTAAAAGAAAATAAAGATTTAATTTCAAAATACGATAAAAGGATAAATGATATGCTTCATAAAATAGAATTTCACGATGCTACACCTAATGAAGCATATAAAATGTATATGAAATTACAAGGTTTCTTACGCAAAAAGAGAGCCTTGAAAGAACCTCGTGGCACTATTTATGTACCTCGTACAGAAACAGGTAATTACATTATTAACGGAAAAGTAACTAAAATGAAAAGAGATGATTTATAATGGAAATAGATAAAGAAATTAAAGATAGAATAGTAGCACTAGCTAACATAATAACAAGCTCATTACAAGAAAATAGTAGTGTGCTTATGAATATTCAAATTGAAGAAGAATATTCACAATATGATGTATTATTTTCTTATAATTTTACAAATTTCGGTCGTCACCAAAGAGGAATATTAGCAAACGATTTAATTATAGGTGTTATCGGTTTTAAAACATACGGCTTTAATACACATATACATGATACTGACCCAAGCTACTATTCAGAAAAACTAGGTATTCATAGTAATTTTCTATCTTTCTTATTTAATGAGGTTAGAAAACAATTAAAAGAAATGAAAAAAAGTTAACAAAATCGTTGACTTTTTTCTTTTTTTAATATAAAATATACTCATATAGAACAAGTAAGTCGTTTACAGGATTAAACGCAGTAAAGAGAAATATAATATTCATATGTTTGATAAATACTAAATCTTATACTGTGGACCTTAACGACTAAGGTCTATTTTTTAATTTAATAGAAAGGAGGACACAGTATATGACTGAAGTTTGGAAAGACGTGAAAAATTATGAAGGATTGTATCAAATTTCAAATTTAGAATGGTGTACTAGAAAAGAAAATATGAACCATGCTAAAAACACAGGGTTATGGAAAATAACTAATGATATGAAAAAAGGTTTAGACCAATCAAAAAGAACTTATCAATATGACCGAAATTATAACTTTATACAAAGTTTTAAAAGTGCAGAGGAAGCTAGTCGCCAATTACATATAAACACAGGAAATTTACATTCTTGTTGTGAAGGGAAACGTAAAACAGCTGGTGGTTATATCTGGTCCTACGAAAAAAGAGGGGGTGATTACAATTAAAGTATGGTTATATGGTAAAGTAATGTCAGGTAAAACTACATTTGCTTCACAATTCGAAGATGCTTATATAATCTCAACAGATGGTAACGCAGAATACACATTTGCTCCAGATAAAATACTAAGAGTTAGAGATTATAAAGAGTTAAACGATGCTATCGCAAAGTTAAAAACAATTAAACCAAAATGGGTAATAGTTGATACTACTTCATATTTGATTGACTACTTAAGATTTTACTGGTGTGACAAAAACAAAGTAGAACACGAAAGTGAAATCGCATATAAAGGTTATACAATGCTTAGAAGTTTCTTATGGGAAAGTATTTTCACTATCGCAAACACATTCGATAACGTAATGTTTATATCACATGAACAAGAAGTAATCGAGAAAAACAAATTCGGTAGAGAAATTTCTAAATTCCAACCAGTATTTGAAGAAAAACTAAGAGATCAAATGTCTGGATTGATGGGTGTAATTGCAAGAACAGTTAAATCAATTAGTGAAAGCGGAGAAGCAAAATATGAACTACATATTTCAAACTCAGACGATGAGTTCGGTGGTTCAAGATTAGCAATCAAATCAACTGCTATTCCACTAACTAAAAAAGCATTTGATGAAAACTTTGTTATTTCACCTTCAAAATTAGATTTATCTAAAATCGTATCAGGAGAAATGACTACAGAAGATGCTTATAAGACTAAGGCAGAAGAAAAAGAAGAAGCTGCACCAAAAAGAAAATCCATTATTGGATAATAATTTTTAATAGGAGGTATTGTCATGGACAATGAAGATTTAAAAGAATTAAATGCCATATTCAAAGATATGGGTGGAGTTGATAAAGTAGAAGATTACACAAGTAATTTTGAAAAATTAGCTGATGGAACTTATATAGGAGAAATCGAAAAAGTTTCAACAAAAAATTCAAAGAAAACAGGAAGACCTATGATTGAAATTATAGTGGCTGTTGACGAAAAAACTAAAGAATACACATATTTAATGTTAGCAGGTAAAGACTTAAAAGCAACACAAACAGCAGTTGCTAGAGCCGTTACTCAACTTAAAAAATTAGGAGTTACTGGAACTGAATTAGAAGACTTCATAAACGGAGCTATTGAATTAGCTGGAACAAAAGTATCTATGAAAATAGAAACAAATGGAGAATTCAGAAACGTTGATTTAACTCTTGCTTAATAAATTATGGTACCGATAATTATGCCGGTACCATTTTTTTAATTTGATTGTAAGACGCATCTCTGTTTTTCTGTTCACTTTTATCTGTCATCTATTTCGGCTAAAGCCTCGTCTACTTTTCGTCTAAATTCTTCTTTGACTTTTGCTCGGTTATATTTTTCTTTTTTCGTGTCTAATATTTGCCCTTTTTCATCTATTGTGAAAGTTATAGGTTTGATTTCAAATCCTAAATCCAATTCATCTACAAATACAACTTGACACTCATCTACCTGACGCTTATATTCTTGAAATAAAGCGTTCATATAACCTTGTGCTTGTGGACTCTGTTGGTGAAACCAAGAGTGATTTTCAGCCGATAATAACGCACCGTTTTCTCGAGTAGCTTTACCACCATCTTTTTTCATTTTAATATGATGATATGTTAATTGCTTCATTCTTTTCATTTGACCTTTTCCTGTGTAACGCTTTTTTGGTTCTTTTCTTAATTTCAATTTTTCAATAAAACATTCTGCACCATAACGTCTGATAAGTTCTTCCTTCGCTCTTTTATTACTACTCATAAATATCCCCCTATCTGTTCACTTTTGGGTCTTTTTTGTCCTAATATGACTAAAATCACAAAAAATGACTCAAAAAATAGTCTGAAAACAAGCAAATCGCCGTACAAGCCTTACAATGCCCATACAGCGATTTTATGTCGTAAACGACAAAGTTATATGTTTTTACTTTTTAAATGTCTTAAAATCAATTTATGGAGGCCGTTTTTACTCAGATTTTGTAATTTTGTCCTAATAATCCAAATTTAGTATTTTTTGGACGTCAATCGACAACGCATATGTTGTCACTGTAAAATTAGTTTCATCTGTGTAATCAGAAATCACCCCGAGTGTTCCTTCTGGGTCAAAAAGTAATAATCCTTTTCCGATTTCTCCGGTAAGAAGAGTTATACTTTCTTCGCTTGTAAATGAATTAGCTTCTCCTAAATTTGTACTCAAAGTTTGAGTAGTTTTTCCTACATTATTTACCATTAAAAATTACCTCCATAAAATAATTTTTCTACCAAATAATCATCTGTGTCGTCATTATTATCTGGGTCTATCTTTGTGATTACACCTATACAACCATCTTTATCAAATACTATCGTGCCTACTGCATATACACCATTTATTAAATAGGAATCTGTTCGTGTAATTAGCCTATCATGAATATCATCACCTGTTATAGCGATACTATTTCCTTTTGCGTCAATAGAAGTGAATACTGCGGTGATTGTAGCGACAGTGTTCTTCATAACAACAGTAGGTGTTTTATCGTATATATTCTTAACTATTCCCATTGGATCATCCCAGTGGTCAAATTGCATTCGACTTTCTGGTGTAGGTGTATTTGCTCTTATTGTATTAACGGTTTGATTTTCGCAATAATATCCTTCGCCTGTATCCTGTCCTTCTACAACAGTAAGTTTATAATAAGTAGTATATACTGCTTCGATAGATAGGTCTTTGTCTGTAACAGTTAAAGTGGTGGTCAATTCATTTGGTGCAGCTATAGCACTAATGCAATCATTACCATCTAAATCAGTACATATCCAATATTCAAACTTGTAATGATAATTGTCTGTATCCTGAAGCGTACCTGAAATTGAATATTCTCCAGGGAAAACTTCATCCAATCTTGTCGCATTTTTTGAATAGATTTTATATTTTTGTTTTTGCTTACGCACCATAGTTACATTTACGTTTGCTCTTGGCATAGTAAACACAGTTGGGTTATTAGTAGGTACTATATCTGTGACTCCTGCTTGATCAAAGTTTCCTGTCCATGATGAAAATTCATATTCAGTTGTGTCTGGATCCGCAGTAAGAGTTACTTCAGTTCCTTCTGGTACATCGATATATACTCCTGATACATCATGCTGTTCTTTAGTACCATCATCGGCATCAGTATAATATGTCGCGCTTGCAATACCTTCTACAACACTAACTCGCCATAAAGCGGGTTGCCCAATTACATTGAATTTTGCATATAACGTGATAGATTTTGCAGGTATTATAACTGAGTTTTCGCTATGTGTTAAATCAGGGTCTACTAAATATTTAGTATCTCCGTACCACGTACAAAATTCCCAGCCCTCATTTGGTGTTCTAGCTGTTATTGAAATTTGAGATCCTTCTTGGTATTCTCCGCTCTCTGGGTAGCCATCATAAACTGTTAAAGTATAACTCTTAGGTGATTCTGGATAAAAATACGTTGCTATGATAGTTGTATCAGCTGTAAGACTATTTATGGTTACAGTAGAAGCCAGTGCAGAAGGTGATAATAAATTTACGTCACCAAGCCAAGTTGAAAAAGTTGATTTATCGGGTGCGACTTCAGCTCTGATATCTGTTATTTTTGTACCATACGTATAAGTAGTCTGTGATACCAGTGTGTCTACAGCTGTTTTTGGATGACGCCAGTAAATAGTTAATGTTTTATCTGGATATTGAGAAATATGTGCGGTAAGCGTTGCGTTACCCGCTCCAACTGTAAAATAAGTTGAACTAGTAGCTGTATTGCTAATCGTTCCTGGTCCTGTTTGTGTCCATCCATCAAAACGTTCATATACTTTCAAACTATTACTAGATAAACTATACTGAGCACCTTCATCTAAAAGTGCAGTACTTGCGCCGTTTATTGTTCCATCTATTACAGTAATTGTCCATACATTCACATATATCGGTGTGACAGTTGCATTTCCGTTACCGAATTCAAATGTAACGGTTTTACCCGTAGATGTAGTTATAAATTTACCTTCTCCAGACAAACTCCAATATTTAAACCTTTTGCCTTCTGGGGCGTCTTCTGCGGTAAATGTAACTGTAGAAAATTCAGCTTGCTTATAGGTAACGTCTCCACTTAATTGTTTTACAGTAAGAGTGTGTGAGTTAATTAGTCTATATGTTGCTGTAATAGTTCTGTCTGATGCACCCATATAAGTACCTGTTTTTGGTTCAGTTACATTAAAGTCACCACCATTCCACCAAGAATTATTGAATGAATGAGTGTCTCCTGTCCATTTATCGAATGTATATCCATCTGGAGCAGGATTTGCGTTAACAGAGAAATAATCGTATTTCTCAAGTACTTTTGTTGTGGTACCACTATGTGTATTAACTATTAAGTTATGATATTCTAATGTTCTATAATTAGCTTTCACAGTTCCGTCGACTGAGCTGATTGTAACAGTGGTTGTAATAGAATCTTTGTTAGTAATGCTTCCACCACCGTGTAATAGTCCATCCAGTAAAAATCTGTCCTTCAGGTACTTCATTGGCTGTTATAGATACACGATCTCCTTGCGTAAACACACCTTCTGTCTTTCCTGTAGAGGTGATTATACCATTTTCAACCATAAGTTTTATATTTGTCGCTGGTGGTGTAGTCCAATGTGCTGTTACTTCAATTCTAGCTATGTCTGGTATTCGCACCGAATTATATTCTTGTGTCACATCACCTGTCAAATACTGAGTATCTCCTGTCCAGTTAGTGAAAGTAGCATTAGAAGGTTTAGTAGAGCTTATAGCAGCGTATGTACCATAGCCATAATATCCTGAACCATTACCATTATAAACTTTTAGATATTTATCAGCTTTAGTAACATAAAAGGCGCTTAATTTAACATTCTCATTAGGCATTGTGAAATGCGTTGTTGCCGCAGGCTCATATAAATTGCTTTCATAGGTACTAGGCTCTATATCCCAATGATGAAATACTTTTCCTTGTGGTGCAGGATCTGCTTCAATATATTGTATTTCACCCATTAATAATTTTGTCGTGGTAGTACCCGAGTGTGTTACAACCGTAAGCGTGTGTGGTACCGCTGAAGTATAATTAGCTTGAATTATAGCATCAGCGTGTGGCATTCTGTAAGTAGTGATCATTTGAGTAGGGTCACCCATATTCTCTAAGTAATTACCACTCCAATTGGTAAACATCATACCTTCGTCTGCTGGATTAGCTTGTATATCTATGATAGTACCTGCCTCATACTCTCCTGAACCTACTCCATTATTTACGGTTAATTTATATTTATCTGGTGGAATAGGTAATTGAGTGGCTAGTGCGTTTATATTTCGTTCTAGCCAGTTAGCGGTACTGTAATCCATATTAGCAATGGACCCAATAGAATACCAACTTAAGTCAGGACGAGAATAAATCTTCAAATTGTTCATATTATTTATAATCATTGAATTTAATGTTTCATACGTAATGATGTCAGTTTCTTTCCAGTCTAATTTTATTTGCATAGAATAAGGTTCTGCTAGAAATCCTTGTTCATACATGTACTCAGCTGCGTATTTTAGATTGTTACATACACGATTGCAATCAGTATAGTTCCATGCACCTTTATTTTTATTAGTTAAATCTGATTGATGTTGTTTTGCATATTCAACATCAGCGTGAGTTCTGTTCATTATAGGGGTTATATAGCTAGTTGTTGCCATCTAATCTAACCACCTCCATTTCTCCACTATCATCACTGTCTGAGTATGAATTTCTTAATACGTATCCAACACGAGTTGGTTTTCGGTCTGAGTATGGAGTTTCAAAATATATAATATCTCCTGCTTTGACTAAATATTCATTTCTAGTTTTGCATACATATTTGAATTTTGCTCCATACCAATCATCGTAGAAGAAAGTTCGTTTTAGTAGTTCTGTATCTTTACAATTTCGTCTAATCAAATTTATAGGTGGTTCGTATGTTAGTCCAGAGTCTAGTAATAATGTATCCATTGTGACCGTCGCAGGTAATGATTTTGATGTTTCAACTTTTCTACCTTTTATTTTTACTTCTATTGGGAGAGGTGTTCCTTCGCTCCAATTTACTTCTACAATAGCGTGTTGAGAATATATTTCTGATACCTTGATAGTAGCAGACGATGCTTGTGCCTCTGCTATAGTTATTTGTGCAGCACCCTCTATTGGAGAAAAAGTAATTTTAGTTGGATTTTTAGTAGATACATTAGCAGTTCCTAAGTCAGATGTTTCTGTATCTGTTTTACTATTATAAGAATACATTGCTATTTTAGTTGTATTAGAAAGTGCTTCTGCTTTAGGTTCTTCCAAAAGTACACCTGCGGAATTAAAAGGCTCTGGTTGGTCAAACATAAACTTTGATGTAGTACTTGTAGGTATAATATTTTTTTGAGAAAATACTATTTTGTTATCATCGTTTACAGTAAGTGTTGCCCCACAAGAAAAAGCTAATCTTTGTATAATTTCTCTTACTGGACTTTCTGGTAATGGGATATTAACTTCATAATTTGCAAATTCATTTAATTCACATTGGTCAGTTCTTACTCCTGAGAAAGCTAGTAAGTTAGACATTATTTCTCGAATAGTTTTTGGTCCATTATAAATATCTTGGTCATATGTTTCTGTTAATATATCAAGTAGAGATCCACAACTAAATGTAACTACTCCATCAGATGACGTAGAAATATCAGTTAAATTAAAAGTTTTTGTTGGAGCATATTTCCATAAACCATTTTTCTCCATAGAAAATGTAAATAAGATTAATACATCATTGTAGTTAGTAGGAATTTTATTTCCTGGATAGTCTATATCATAGTCTCCGTCATAATCTATAACACTGTAAGTTAATGTTTTTGTAGGTATACTATCTGCAACTAAAGAAGCCTTATCGTCTATTTTCCATGACTGTAAATAATGTTTATCTACTTGTTCTGCTTTACCAAACATTATTTTATTTAATCTCGAACGTCTATGAGGACACACTGTTCCAACAAATTCAAATTCTACTCGCTTAACATTATTATTTTTAATTTCAGCTACCAGTAGAGGTAGTCCTGTTTCTTTAGACATATCAAAAGAGTGTTCTTCAATTAAATCGGTCTCTCCATAGGTTCTGATTTTGAATGTTTTTGGGTAACTAGTGTCTATTCCTCCTGCAAATTTCACAGAAATATATTCTATAGTTTTAACGATTGCGGATAAAGTGATGCTTATCACAGGATTAGTTGTATAATCACCCTTATCATCGGTTAAGGCATCAGATATATAACCTGTGTAGCTATCTCCTCCACCTCCGTAAGCTTCAGATGGAGAAATAAAACTACCATCTAGTATCCAAGAATTATTTTCAAATGTAGCAATGTTTGCTTGTGGTAAACTTGAGAATTCAAGTAATGATTGTAAATTACTTGTATAAGATAATGTTTTAGTGTTTAATTTTACAGCATTACTTGGAAAAGAGATGTTTTTATCTGGTAAAAACATCATAATATCTACGTCAGTAAGTCCACGTAATGATTCATTTAAGTCGGTTTGTGTTAAGTTTAAATTTGACATAGGAATTTCTCCTTTCCTTTATTTTAATACTCAGTTGGCCATTGTTCTTTGCCTTCATATGGTGGTCCGAACTTAGCTGGGTTAACCCAATTGTTATCTCCTGGCTCTAAATATGGTTCTCCACAGTCAATTAAGTTTACTTTTACATTTATATAATAAGATGGTACTAATACACCAATATCAGTGTCTCTTTCAAATTTCCATGGTTCAGCAGAAAAATCACCCCAATAGAATTTTTTAGTAACTACTCTACCAGTAGTTTGAACACCAGTAGAATATATATAATCTGGATTTTTTGTGTTATCGGAGAATGGGTCTACTCCCATAGGTTGATAGCCTGCTCTTGCATCATAAAAAGTTAGATAACAATAAAATTTTTCTATCTGTTCTTGCAACCATCTATAATCACTATTAGCTAGTAGTGGCCATTCAAGACCGTCAAATTTCATTAAACGTTTTCCGGTTGAGTTATCATAAGCCTCTCCAACTTTTTTGGCTACAACAACACCTTTTGAATTTCTTTGTGATTTCACTAATTGCTCAGTACTTTCAGTGTATCCATATCTCACATTATCTGGTGGTATCATACCATTTATGAGGAAAAGAGGCATATGCCTATGGTCCTCATATTGATATTTTGATAATCCACCCCAACCATTATCTGGTATGTAATCTGCCATATTTATATACCTCCTTTATCTTGCATAAGACACATTACTTAATAAGTCTGCGCCTGTTTGTGCTTTAGTTTTATTTACTACTGCAACTAAGTCACTTCCTCTTTGTACGAATTGACCGTTTACGTTTATTCCTTGTTTCATTGTACTATCTAATGATTTCATAGTTACTATCATTTGTCTCATATAAGCTTGCTCTTCGGCACTTAAACCTTGTTGATATGGTGTATTATATTTTTTAGGTACAACAGCTTCACCTTGATGTAAATATGCTAATCCATCATTTGGTACGTAGTTAGTTCCTTGCTCATATTGTGGCACAAATCTAGGTATATCTATTTTTTCTAAGTTAAATCCCCATCTTTGTCCACCAATTCCTGGTACCCAATCAGGTACTTGAATACTAATTTTATTTATTGTACCAATAATCAAGTTAGCCATATATTCAACTGCTGATACAACAAAATTTACTAATTTTGTAACACTTCTGCATATAGCGTCAACAGAATTTTCTATAGCAGGTCCAATGTTATAACAGAAGTTTATAATAGCATTTAATAAGTTTGGTATAGCATTTACTATTCTGTCTATAATTCCTAAAACAACATCTCCAACTGTTTTTATAACAGTTCTTATTGTCTCTCCAATTTCTTGTGCAATAGTCTTAGACAAATCAACAACTTTACCAATCACACTATCCATAAAGTTCATTATAGGTTCTAGTACAGTTCGTATTCCATTTGCAATTGCTTCTATGACACCCGCAATAGCTTCTCCAATTGTCTTAACATAATTACATACTTGGTCACCTATCGCTGTTATTATTGTTGCGATACCTTCACAAATTAATTTTATACCTTCCCCGGCTTCACCTAAAGCTCTAACTAATTCAGCCATAGCAAGAATTACTAATGCCACTATAGCTAATATACCTGCCAATATTCCTAATGCAGCTAAACCAATACCTGTGGTAGCTATAGCAGTAAATATTATAGCTAATGCTCCAACAGCAACGGTTACTGCCAGCAAAGCTCCTGCCAAGAATAATAAACCAGACAAAAGTTGTTCGCTTGTCACTTGCTGAAGTGCGTTTATAAATGGGATTAATACGGCAGTTAATCCTGTAAATACAGCTACTAAAGCTGACATCCCGAGTAATGTTTTCCAATCGGAAGCTACCATCTTACTCAACAGTATTATTGCTCCAACTAAAATACCAAATCCAACCGCTAAGGTAGTAAGTGCTCCTACTACAGCCCATGGGTCCATTCCAGCGATAGTGGTTATGAAGTCTTTTAACGTATTCGTAAACAATGCAAACGAAGCTATTAAAATCGCCCAACCAACAGTGGTTTGTAATGTTTTAAATCCTTTCGCAACACTTTCCAATGGATTTTTACCAGTAAACCAACTTATTAACGCTTTTAATGCTACAAATCCAGCTAAAGCTGCTCCGGCTAATATTAACCAATCCCAGAATGTCCAATCAGAAACTGCTTTCACTATATTACCAATAGTAGTTCCAATGTCCTCAAGCACCTTATTTAATCCATCCCACTGAGGTGTATAAATATCTCCACTTAAATCATTTGCACCGCTATTATCTGAACCAATATCGTGAAGTTCATCGAACCCTGCTGTAACATTCGCTGCGGCTTCCATTTCTTCTCGTATCTTTTCTGCATTCGCTGCGTCTTTATCAAATAAGTCCCAATTCTGGCCAAATGCCGAACCAATACCTTTAATTAAAGCGTTCACAAGACCAATCATATTAACAATTTGTTGTGCAATCCATTCCATCGCTGGTCTAATGATACGTCTAAAATTATATTTAATAACGTTCATAGTTCTCTGCCATTTAGTATCATAACTAGCAAAATCACTAAATGATTTTTTGATTAAATTTATTGGATTTAGCATCATTATCCAACCTTTAACCATTTGGCCAATGTGTCTTGTTAATAGTTGGAATGAATAGTTAAGTGTCTCTTGAAATCTTGATTGGAATTTAAGTGCTTTTCCATTTTTGTTTAAACCTGAGTTTATATTACCAATAATTGTATTACATTTTCTAAGTTCTGGTGAAACAAACCCTAATACTTTGAAAAATTCTGTCATATTTCCACCAGTTTCAGCTGATAATTGGTCCATTTTAGTTAATTCAGCTATCAAACCATTTAATACGCTCTTTTGTTCTTCTAATTGCCCAAATGTAGTCCACGCTTCATTTGAACCACTTACCATTTGACCTTTATCATCAAACTTAGCGTCTCCACTTGCTTCAAGACCACGAAGTGTTGTTTCGCTAGCTTGTATTGCTTGCAATAATTCTAATACCGCTTGACGTATAATACCTAAGATTTCATTAGCAGCGTCCACTTGAGCTCTACTTTTTTCAAGTGAAGGCATCCCTATTCCACCAAAAGATAATTTTATAATATCTTTGATACCACTTACTCCAGTTTGAGCACTAAACATATTTTTTTCTATCATTGTCTGTAGTGCGTCTGTAATACCTTTAGTATTTACTTCCAAACCAGGTGTAAGTTTTAAATCTTTAAATGGATTTGCATCTTTTTGACGGTATCCATATACAGATTTCATACGAAAGGCTCTACCTTTGTCTCCTGTAGATGTGATATTTCTATCTCTATCTGCAATACCATAGGTTTTAGTAAGTTCGGCTAATTCCTTTTCGCGTTGAGATTGATTTAAGTTTTTAATACGGTCTACTTCTGTAGTAGCAGTAGCCATCCCAAAAGCCTTTTTTATTATATCACCAAGTGATTTTGTAGTTGTAGATATATCTTGCGATAATCCTACACTACTATATCTAGCTTGTTTATTTTTCTCTATTGCTTCTTCTCTAGCTCGTTCAACATCACTTATAGCTTGTTGTTGACGTAATTTCGCTGGGTCAGTATTGTCTTGAAATATAGTTTTTCCAGCATCTCGTATTGCTCGGAAAGCCTCTTCTGTTCTATCCTTTAATTCTCCTGCTACTACAGGATACAATGATGAGTCAGATTCAGGTATAGATTCATCTTTTTTCTTACTACGTTTTTCTCTTTTAATAGTAAGTTTTAATTTTGGTAGTAGGTCGAATATAGCTGTAGTATATGAATTTATACTTATTAAAATATCACGTATTTGTTCTAAAATACTAGGTCCAGTATCACCTAAGTCTCCTCCACCAAAGTTGTTTCCACCGTTTCCACCATTTCCAAAAGGGAATGTTTTTTCTATGGCAGTACCTACATCCTCAGTAGCTTCAACTACTTCATTTTTTCCTGCTTCACTATCTGTACCAGTATTAGCATTTAATTTATTTGTTTCTGCGTTTTCTTCTTGTATTACATTACCCATTTTAGTGAAAAGAGTATTTTTTTCTAAGTTTTTATTTGTCTCTGCTACGTTCCTAGCAAACATAGTATTACCAGTTGCAGGAGATTCTTTTCTATTTTGAGTGGTAGTACCTCTAACTGAAGTAGGTGTTCTACCAGGATTGTATCCAAATTTTCGTAAAAAATTACTAAAGTCTTTTAATGTTTGATTAAAAGCGTCTTCACTTACATTTGCGGCCACTTTAAGTTGCCTTGATGCTTCAGCGAGTTGTTCCATTTCTGGATTTTGTTTGAAAAATTCATTTATGTCTTTGAAATACTCACTTAATAATTTCGCAAGCTCCGCATAATTTTTACCTTCACCTTTTATTGGGTCATCTGTTATTTTAAATGTACCACCAGCAAAATTAGCCATTATTCTATTTATATTTTGTTCTAATGGTTTCCATATAGCAGGGCCAAGACTTTCAGTTAAAAATCCAAAACTAGCTTTTAATGTTTCTTCAAATACTTTAACATCAGCAGTAGGTGTCCCTTTGCTTATCTTTTTCGCTTCTTTTCCTGCTAATTCTGTAGATATTTGAGAAAGGTGTGTGTTTTTTTCTTGCTCAGTAATTTTATTTTTATTTCTACCTTTTCCTGCTATGCCCGTACGTCCTTCTGCTTCAGCTTTTGCGTTTACTTCTGCATTACGTTGGTCTATAACTTCTTGTAACTTATTTAACTCTACTATAAATTTTTCTAAAGTTTCTTTAGCTAGTTTATATGATGCCTTTTGGGTTTCTACAGCAAGGCGAACATAAGAGCTAGTATCAGCGTAAGGTCCGCCAATCGCAGTACGTATAATTCTTTTTTTATCTACATAAGGACCATCCATTACTGGCTGGCGCATACCTATTTTAGTATCTGCACCATACGTGCTAGCTCCAGCACGAGAATCACCTCTACGCAATGTTTTCAAAAAATCTCTGTTTATTGCAGCATCTGCTACATCATCTGTTAACGTTCTTTTCCTTAATTTAAACTTTTTAGGTGGTGATGGTAATGATTTTTTAAATAAGTCTTGATATAATTTTGGTGTTAGCTTTGAAGGGTCTATTGATATTTTTTCAATTGGACCTAATAACTTATTTATTTCTTCTAATCTTTTTATAGATTCTACTTCTAAGGCCTCTAAGTTTTTAGTCACATCTTCATACTCTTTTTTAGCTTGAGATACAAATTCATCACGATTATTATAATCTGCTACACCCTTATCAATATATCCTTGAAAAATACTAATAAATTTATCAAACTCTTTTGGGTCACCCCAAAATGATACAGCCTTTTCATTTTGACCACCATTGGTTTGATTCATTACAATTTTTTTGTATTGTTCAGTGCTAGCAAGTATATCTTTATACACTTGTTTCATCCCGGGTTTTAGTTGTCCGTCTTCCACTCTACCTTCAACAAATTCTGTAGCTTTTTGCTTTTTAGTATAAGCTTTTTGAATATTTTGCTGAGCGGTGGTTTGTTTAGCTCGTTCTCTATTTACATCATCAATTATCTTCTGTTTTTCTTCTTTTAATTTAGTTTGTTTATCTGTTTTTGTACTCGCAGATTTACCTTTTTGTTGTTTTGCATCTTTTATTTGTTCATTAGCAATTTTTTCTTGTTCTTTTAAAGCTCTTTCTTGTGCCTCTGCTGTTTTCTTAGCTTGTATTCTGATTTTTGGCATTTCAGAAGAGCTTAAGAACATATCAAATTCTTTAACCTCATCATTATTTTTATATTTTTTTCTTAATTTTGCGTATTGTTTATCATAATCTAGTAATTTTTGTGTTTTTTTCTCTGATGGATTCTTTTTAAGCTGAGACAATGATTTTATCTCAGCCTTGTACTCTTTTATAAGTGTTTTTAAATTATCTGGTAATTCAACAGCTATTTCAACAGGAGTTTTATCTGCAACTTTTTGGGCAGATTTAACCTCTTGTTTTATATTTTTAGGGTTAACTTCTTTCGTTTTTGTAGGAATCTTGACTTCACTAGTATCTGCAACTTCTTGTGCTTTATTTATTTCTTGCTTAACTTGTTTTTCATCTATAACCGTTTCCAACTGAATCTGTACTTTGGTTTTTTTATCTGAATTTGCCATATTAAACTACCTCCTACAACCTAAATCTATTTAATCTACTACCCATTATTTTGATTTTTTTACCGCCTTATTTATCTTTTTTTCGTAATCTTCTCTTAACCAATCTGGCATTGGTGCTTTTTGTGATTTCTTTTCAAATAACTCAGGGATAGCTTCTTCTAACTTACCTGGGTAATATTTAGCTCCAAAAGCAGCTCTATTCATGCTACCTGCACGCCAAATTTTATATGCTAATCCTTCTCGTTTATATTTTAAGATAAACATTAACTCTTTACAGGAATAATCATAAAGAGCACTTAATTCACAACCTTGTTTCACTAATTCAACATACAAATCGTGAACAATGTGAAATCCTGCTAATGGGTCGTATTTATTTTCATCTTCAAATATACTACTTATTCCAAGTTTTTTCTTTAATTTCTTCACTGGGAGACATTGGTATTTCTTGTTGTTTTTGTACTAATCCTGATTTTTGTATGATTTCTGTTAGATATTTTTCTGCTAATTCTTGCATACCATATTCATCCAATAATGCGTCAAATAATTCTCCCTCGTCTGGATATTTTTCTTTACACGCTTTACTTGCACACGCATAAAATAAATTAACCATTATTGTGAAATCTGGATTTTGAAACGCTTCAAAAATATTTTTTCCTAATCTTTTCTCCAAATATAAAATTGATGAACTCTTTAATTTGAATTCATATTCAATTCCGTTTATTTTAATTATTACTACATTATCCATAATTTTCAATCCTCCTATTTAATAAAAGTGGTGGGTGTAAACGCCCGAAGATTGTACTGGCTAAACTGACCACCAAGTTTAGTTTATTTAATTATTATGCACCTGCTGCTTCTGCTGGTAATGATACAGCTATATCAGATTTAACGTCATGATAAATACTGAATTTTTCGATATCTTGTTGAGCATCAGCAGTATATGAAATACTTGTTGTTGCATCATACTCGATTATAACACCTGAAGCTTTAACAACTAACCAGTGAGCTTTTTTCAATGGCCTTGCGTCAGCCATTGCTTTAACAGCTCTTAAGTTATGTTCAACTCCTTCTGGTGTATCAGCAAATGTCATCATATTTATTTCATATGATACTTCTGCTGATGGTTGTAATCCTAAAACTGATGTTTCAGCTTTAGTATTATCAAGAGTTGTTGTATCTATTGTGTTAGGTTGTCCACCAAAATCTGGTGTACTAGCTAAACCATATATACGTTTGAAACCTAAAGACTCAATCCATGTTTTCATATCAGGTTGTTCTTTTGGTACAGTGTAAGCACCGTTGCTTCCAACAAATGCTGATGCACCTGTTTCTTCTTTAAAATATAAAGCAGTGCCAAGAGTGGCAACTTGTACTTTTGCATCTGGATCCATAATATTTACCTCCTTATAAAACTTTAATTTCTTAACAAAGTATTTAGCTCAGTAGAAATTATCTAAGCGTCTTTTCTAATGTATTAGCTTGTGCATATGCAGTTAACATACACTCACGATAACCTGTATCTGGTGTCATTGGGCTATCTTGCGTAGTAGGTCTAAATCTTAATTCACCTAACTTATCACATATAGCGTCTAAATATTTATCGAAATCAGCTAATGTTCCACCTTTTGTAGATAAGTATCCAACAAGAGAAATTGTATATTGTTCATTGTCATAAGATAAGTCTCTTTTATTCAAACTAGTTCTTACGTTATATCCGAAATAATATCTACCTTCTTCTACTAGGTCTTGAGCCACGATGATACCAGCTTCTAAACCTTCGATTTCATTTAATTTTGATTGTATCATTCTACGAATGTTGTTTACTAATGCCATCTTAGCTTACCTCCTATTAATTAAATATATTTACCCTTTTCAATATCATTCAATAAACTGTCTAAGAAACCGTCCATCTGTGCTATAGTGTGTTCTTCAAACATATGCTTTGGCATCGGATTGTTGTGTGCGAATTTTATTTCACCATCAGGCGTCTCATATGGGTACTCCCCTCCACCTTGTGTACCTTCTGTTAAGAAAGTATGTATATCGACAGTAGATTTGACTCGTTGATATTTTATATTGTCTTCTGACTTAATTCGTTCATATGGTATATCTCGTATCATCACTGCTATCTCGTTGTCTTCTGTCTTGACATATATACTATCTAAGAATGTTCCGGTGTTTTCATAATTTCCATCTCTAGACCTAGACGCATACGATTGTAACACATTAGTTTTGTATGTTTCTAATAACTTATCTTCTACAACCTTAGTTAAGTTTACATTCATCTTTTTTGCCGTATTCTGTAATTGTTTTGTAATTTGTTTAATAGTATCATTTTGTTTAGCCATAATATTACCTCCATTGTATATCCATATATAACGGAGTAACTTTTACAATAGCGTACTTATTACCTTTCCACTCAACTAAATACTTTGTTAAGTTGTCGGGAGAATTATTAGTTCTCTCCAATAAAAATGGTTCGAGGTCATTATAAATAGATTTGAAACGATATGTTTTATCTAAGTTAGCACCGTAAGCACTAAATGCAACTTCGTCTGATGCAAGATACTGAACAGCACCCTCAGCTTCAAATATGTCTTCATATTTTTCAATTAAGTCACCGTCAGGACCTCTTGTAGATTTAATTGTATATAATGTTATTGGTGTTAACTTTGATAGTAACATATCCTCCCTCCTCTATTTACAAATTCCTAATTATTTTACTATTCAGTTATATTGAAAGCGATTGCACCTGTTCTATTATTTAAAATGAATACGTCAGAATATTCTTTTTCATAATAGATGTAATCACCTTTTGTACCAGCTGCTGGAGCTTCCATACCAACAAATGCGTATTTATTAGGTGTTAAGATAGCAGATGGATGTACTAAGAATAGATTGATTTGTTTTGCTGAATCTGATGGAGCAAAACCTGTAGTGAAGTCATAAGCAGTTTTCATTAAGAATGAAGGTACTGTTACTAATTTAACTTCATCTAGTCTATCAACTACTCTATCGATTGTAGATTCATTTCCTTGAACCCCTCTTGATAAACCAATTTGAGAAGCTGATTTCAATAATGTTTTAACAGCTGGAGTAACATATAGTAATCTTCCTGTTGAAGGTACTAATGCTTCGTCCATAGCTTCCATTAATTTATCGAAAACAACTAATACGTTGTCAACTGATAATACAGTTTTATCTGCTTGTTTTCCTTCTGCTGTCCAATCAGCATATATTTTGCTTATTGTGTAAGCGTCTTTCTCTGGGAATTTTTGTTCCTCATTGAAAACTTTAGTTGCGTTTTGGATAGTTAATATCATATTAGTATCTAAAACGTCAGCTGGGTCTATAGATGTTGACCACTCTCTATAGAATGTTAATGTTTTTGTTTCAAATTGATTATCAACGTTTCTTTGGAATGTTCCGTCGATAGCATCTCTATTAACATTTTTTCTACCTGTTACAGAGATTGATGGGATGTGAATTGTTTTACTATCAACAAATTTATAAACTTGGTTGTTAGCAACGTTATACAATTCACCAAAGTTAAGCACATTTGGGTATGCTTGAGCTAATGCTCTTTCATAACTTTCAGCGTAGTTTACTGCTGCCATAATAAATTCCTCCTTTAAATAAAAAATTTGAGTTCGTAGCCAAACGAAATGGGCTACTATATAACTCTTACATTATACAGAAATATTACCCATCTCATTTACTACGAACTCAATTTATGAAAAAAGACGTTCCTAGTCCCCAAGACATATCTATTTCTTTAATTGTGAACATTATATCAAACATTGTTCACTTTGTAAATAGGTTTTCTTAAAAAACTTTCCAAACGTCTTTGATTTTTCTGTCACGACAATCAAATGTGTCGTATAATGTGCCTTCTTTCCATAGCTTGTTTTACTTGAGACCATCCTGCTAATCTAGTTCTCATTATAAATTCCTCATCTTCTGTAAGCAAACCTTCTTTAATAAAATCTTCAAGAAGAGTTTTGTTCCAAGGAACTTTATGTTTCATATTCCAATCCTCCTATTAACTCAACTAGGTTTTAATACCCAGTTGTCCATCCTGCTGCTGTAAATGCAGAATAATTTGAAAGTGTTGTGCACTTAGTAGCTTGTTCTGAAGTTAATCCAACTCTAGCCAAAGTTTTAATATCGCTGTAAGAGCGGCTTGTATTTGTGCACATTTGTAAGATATTATTTAAACTTTCATCTGATAGATTAGGACAATCATTAAACATATAGCCCATGTTCGTACAAGAGTTAGTATCATATAGCGGTACATTCACTAATGCCGTGTCACCTTCAAATGCTGCCCAAAATGATGTTACTTTGCCAGTATTTAAAAACTTAGGTGCAGTTACAAGTTGCATGCAAGCAGATAATACATTTTGAGCACGAGTACAATTACTTAAATCCATACCGTCTGCAACGTATAGTAGTTCTGGGTTTGTACTAAACGCTGAATTCATCATCGTTACATTACTAGTATCAAGCTTTGGTATGTATTTAATACCTCGATTCTGGTCTAAGAAATTATTTAATGATGTTAGATTACTTGTATCAAGTAATGGTGTGCCATCGTATTTAATCGGTATACTACTTGCCCAGCGATATTTATAACTAGATATATCTTCTGCTGTAACAACAATTGGTTCCATCATAGAATACATACCTATAATATCATTACATGCAGATGCAGTTGTGTCACGTAAACCTTTGTCTGCAATTGTAAGCATCGTTCCTGTAGCTGCACCATCTTTACCAAAGAAATTCTTTTTATAAACATATTCAGCAGTTGCAGAAAATTGATTTGGTGCAAATACCCATTCTAATATACCTGAATTGTTTTTAGAATAACTAAAAATGCCTTCAAAAAACATCATTGGAATTTTTATAAACTTTCCAAAAGTTTTATTGTATGGCTTACTATCTGGCATAAATTCCATCGGTACATCTAACGTTATTTTGTTTGGATTTACTTCATCAGCACCTTTTATACTTGTTCGAGTATATGTAATGCCATCAGTAGATGTATATTTTACACTGCAATTTACAGTATGCGTACTTGCATAAAAATCAAATGATGTCGATGTTATCTCAGCATTTCCATCTAAAAAATTATCGCCTAACATGCCTGTTAAACGCATCGAATCATCTTCTGTTTGTGCAACATCTAATACAATAGTTTCATCAAACCACAACGCTGTGGCAGCAGAATCACTTGCAAAATTTTCATAATTTTGGCCATAAACAACAGCTAGAGTTCCTTCACTATTTCCTGTAGAGGAATTCATTTCCTCTACAGTATTAAATAATTTTACTTTTTCTTCAAAAGTACCATCTACACCTAAACACTTGATACCTTTTTTCAAGTTTTCAGGTAATAAATTTGTGTTTTTATCTGTTAAGATTTCATTTAATTTTTCTTGTAATGTATTTGTCATTTTAACCTCCTTCTATTTTGATTTATAATTAAGGCGTCATTTCGTCATCTCTAATGTCAGTTCCTTTTTCATCAGGTTTTATCAGTAACGCCGTTGCTAAAGCTTCTTCATATTCTGCTTTAGTTAAGCCTACTTCTAGATTTCCATAAACTTTTCCATTTAGTCCATAGCCAGTTTTACCTTTTACTACATCATCTGCTGTTATATCTCCGTCACTTACGTTAGAGAATGTAGTACTTCCTCTTATAATGCTTGTGACTTTATCTTCTTGTGTAGCTCCCCAAGCATATTTATATATTATATAAGATGTATTCGAAATTTTGTCTACAAATGTAGTCATAGGTTTATTACCAAAATTCCAAAAAACACAATTAGGACTAGACCAAAAAGGTAAATAATTAGATATATCACAAAGTTTATTTAATGTATAATTTGTAAAGTCTATCTTGTAAACAATTGTACTACGATTATTATCCACTAAACGTGTGCCTATAATCACATCATTTGTAATCCATGCTACATCATCAAACTCCAGTATAATAGGAGTATCTAAAGATTGTGTAGAATAAGAACCATCTGTATAATTAAAACTTAGTTTTTTGACTTCATTATTTTCGATTGTATAACTCATATTGTAATTTGGTGTAAATTCATAAACTAATGACTGAGCTAAAGAAAACGTATTGCCAGAACGAATATATACGTTTACATATCTATGCATTTTATCTTCGTCTTTTGATACTGTGCCTATCGCTTCTCTGAGCAACAATTTATCATTAATAGGTAATAAATCACTATATGAGCTGTAACTATACAATCCTGAAGTAGAATAATAATTTGGGCCAGTATATTCTGTCACTTTATAAACTCCATTATCTGGTACAGCAAAACAATAAGAAGTTCTGCCACTTACAAAAGCAATTACAGGTGTAACTCCGCTGTTATAAATAGGTTGTACGCAGCTGTCATTAGGTGTTGTACCAGACCAATCCGTAAACGTACGAAAAGTATTACTTACTTTATTATAAACTTTCATAAATGCCGTGTAACTGCTGTCCCTAGATGGTACGAAAATAAAGCATTCGTTCTCATTTCCCATAAACCCAAAATCAGTAACAAAACCTTGACCGTTGAATAAAATAATTAGTATTATCTATAGAACCTTTATATTCGTATTCTGTTCCTGTCCACATATAAAGCTGTAACCAATCTGTTCTTGACGTATTATCATAATGAGTAACTGCAACATCTCCATTAGGTGAAACAGCTAAATATTGATAATTCGCACCTTTTGATGTTATTCTTCTAGTTTCTAATGTTCCTGCTGGTACGTCAACCATTTCAACTTGTGTTTGAATAGTACCTGTTACTTTTTCACCATTGACATACGCTGTTTTTGGAGCAAATATATCAGTAGCTTTTGCTGTTGCATCTGATGTATCTATCCCTGTTTCAATTGCTTTAATCTCTGTATCAAAATTCGCAGCAGGTATTTTATTTGTTTTACCAGTCTTCTCTTTAATTGCATTTGCAACATCAGTTAAAAACTGACCTAAATTATTTGTATCTGCCATTAATATTCGCCTCCTAATACATTTGTTACTTTTTTATCTATGTCACTTACATAAGCTACTTGTTCAGTTGTAGTTTCCTCCCCAACTTTCACAGTTGCTGTTATTGTTCCATCTGTGTTTGCAGATAATGCAGAAGAAGAATTACCATCTTCACTTGCTACTGCAATAGATTTTCCATTATCTACTACTATATCAGTGCTTATTTTTTGAGCTTCTGTTCCACTTGAAATCACTGAAGGTATCCATTTAGCATTTGATTGACCCCATTGAATAGTCCATTCGTAAGGCGAAATGTTTGTAGATGTCATAATACCTCTAATAATGTTGTTAGGATAGATTTCTACTTTCATTTCTTCATTACCCATACCTGGTGCAACATCACTTATATCTGTAAGCATAGTTCCACCTAGTAACAACGTACCAGTAGGTAAGTTTAATGCTTTTACACTTTCAAAGAACTCATCAGTAGTCTTATTTGTTACTAATGAAGGATAGTTTTCAAATGACTGCATAGGAACATTTAATGCACCTATTTTATCCCATTGATTTTTGCTATTCCAAAAATACTCATCAAATGATCCAGTGTTGTTTGGTACTAAATAAATCTTATTGCTCTCACCTGTTTCAGGTAATGTATCTACTACTATAAATATTGTAGTATCTACTATCTTACCTAGTAATTCATCAAATGTTGAATAGCTACCATCTGGGTTTAAGAATTTGTTTGGTAATGCAGGTCTATTTGCATATTCCATCACTGGATTCGCACTTGTTTGACCAGCAAAATCAGTAACGCTTCCATCTCGTTGTAATAACTTATTTGGAATTGCTGGTATATTGTCTAAACTATTTGCCATTTACATTTTCCTCCTTTATATTTTCTTTTAATACTTCTATTTCTAGCTTCAGTGAACAATTTTCATTGTAAAGCTCTTTTTTTTCGGCTTCTAATTCTGTAAGCAATGTTTTTAAACGCTGTGTTTCTTTTTCTAGCACAAGTTTGTCTGATTTTAATTTATAATTTTCTTGTTCTAGGTTGGCTACACGTTCTTCTAGTTTAGTCATTCTTTCGTTCATACGTTGGTCTATTTCTAATAGACTTTTTATGTTTGTATTAGTAGCTTCAGCATTTACCTTTTTTCTTTCCATAAACGCCTTTATTATCACACCGATAACACCACCACCAAACAAAGAGCCTAGTATTGTAACTAACGTCATGATATCTATACTTTGCATTATTCCTCTCCTTTCTGGTACGGTGTATAGGTCCTATTGATTTTACTAGCCAAACTTTCTAAATGTTCAATACTTTTAATTCGATGTGCTAATATAATTTCAATTACACTAATTAGCATTAAATAATCCGTAAATTGTACCCAGTCAAATCCTTCACAGCTATAAGATATCATACGGAATATTACAAGTAATGCTAATGTAAATCTCAGTATACTTGCGTCCTCCTTACACTCTGTAAATTGTTGCTTAATATTATGTTTTATAGCATCAATTAATAGTATTACATTTATTAAAAATAACATCAAAGATATTATAGTTACGCATCGGAAGCCAGATAGTATAGTCTCAATTGTTATCCCAACAAATTGCACAAGTATGATAATAAGTAAGGTTATATAAAAATATTTTATATATTTCTGCATAAGTCTCTCCATACTACCACCTCCAACTACATTACATATCTTCGGTTTGTTATTTGTTCATGCATTAATTTTATCCAATCTGTATAAACATTTTGTTGTCCTAGTTCAGATTGAGAATTTAATCCTTCAGCACCTCTGTTCAAGTATGCGATACAAGAACATTTTACTATTACCGGCCAACATTCATTCATCAATTTAGTATTAACCATTCTATTAGTCCATTGTGCTGCTTCATGAATCACCATTTCACAAACATCCTCTAGTATTTCTAAATTATTTCTTTCTACAGGTTCAGCGTCGTGAGCCCCTTCTAATGGCTCCCCCATCTCACCTGTAATAGGAATATAATAGTAATCTAGGTTAGAAATTAGATAAATTGGATAAATTATATTATTATCTACAATAGCTTTATCCTCTGGATATAAACGCCCAGCAAAGAATTCGTAAGTAACTCCATTTATTTTTAACGTACCATCTCCGTTACCATTCATATCTGTACTAAATTCTTTTAATTCTCCATCCAATCTAAATTGAACATACACATGGTTTGAAGTATTTTTCACCTCACCTGTTATGTCTGTTCTATTGATTGGACTATAAAAGTTACTAGTTATAGCTCCATTAATATTTAATACATTAACCGGTGTTTCACCTATCTCTGAACCAAATATGAACAACGCCGGTATTTCTTTTTTAGTTGTATCCATTAGATATCCGTGATATGCTACCCACCACGCATAATTTTTAGTTTTTTCCTTGACCAAAGCGACTTCATCGTTTGTAAAATTACCATTAGATATAGCTAAGAATGAGTCTGTGTGGTCTTCTATTGGAACAAGTGTAGAATAAACAGGTACCATTTCTTTATCTCCACGGTAATTTTTCCCTAACATACGTTTTGTTTTTTCTACAATTTTCTCGAATGTTATGTCTGTTGTCAACATTTTAGTCGCCTCCTTTATATAAAAATAGATTGTTCGCAATGAACAATCTTCTAATTTTTATACTATTACCACAATTCAAATGATAACAATATAAAATTAGTTAATTGTATCTTTGCCTTGTAATAATAGTATACCTTATTTTTAAGCACATTTCAAATGGAGTACAACTATTATATTCCAGTTGAGCCAAATCCTCCAACCCTTGTGGCTGTAGGGTTTGACATATAATCATTTTCTGTTTTTATGAAATTTATTATAATTCCTTGACCAAGTTTTTCACCTTTTTTAATAATAACGTCTTCATCTAATATATTATAAAACTCAAATCCAATTTCACCATCGTTGTCAGGGTTACCATAGTAGTCAGCATCTATTACACCAATTCCATTTGCTAATATTAAACCTTTTTTACTTGGATTAGATGAACGATTAGCTAATATTAACACCATATCAGGCATCAACTCACATTTTACACCAGTCATAACTCTTGTTAGTTTTTTAGCTGGCAATATTACGTCTTCGATCGCAAAGAAATCATATCCTGCACTATTTAGAGTTGAACGCTCAGGAAGTCTTATATCCTCTTTTATTCTTTTTACTTTTTCAAATTTAACCATCTTCATTCTCCTTTATTTGATGTTCTTTTAATAAATACATCCCACAATTAAATAAATTATTATAATGCTCGTCTTTTTCTTGAGCAATTTCTTCTGTATATTTAGACAAGTCTAATATTTTCTTATCACGCATATATTCAACTAACATATGACGTGTTTCATGAATTACTATATTATTTAACGCAGTAGTCTTATACAAATCCACAGAAATGTCTATATAATAAGTATTATTCCATTCATGAAACGTACCTAATAGTATTTCTTCGTCTTCATCATACACTCTTGTACTATACCTAACGAATCTATACACAATAGGCTTATCTATTTCTATGTCAAAACAACGCACATACTGCTTAGAAATGTTTTCAATAGAAACAGGGTCTATGCTTTGTTCTTTCATATATATTTTTTTAGTTGGGTCTATGACATAAGTTAATATAAAACCTAGTATTAGACCAATTATTATTACTAACGATACCCAAAACATAACTCGTCCTCCTATAAACCACTGCCATTTTATTTTCATATAACATTACTCCTCCAACGGTTCACTAATTAAATCAAACGCATCTTTTTCTACGACTGAAAAGTCATTATCTTTTACTATTAACAAATGATTTCTAGTAAATCTTTCTGTACCACCAATGATATAACAGTCATCAGTCTCGTGAATAATTGGTATACCCATAAACTTAAATGACCAAGGCATATTATTATACACATTATCTGTTTGAGTTAAACCATACTGAATTAATTCGTCAAACGTAGTGGCTTCAACTATCATAGGTTTCATTTTAAATTTAGCCATAATCTTAATCCTCCTATTAAATTAAATAAAAATAAAGGCGGGGTAACCGCCTTTTGAACTATACTGGTTGGCAGTCTTTTATATGAACGGCTGCTGTTACCGCGGTTCCCTTACCAATAACTACTCTATCCCCTGATACTTCAATGACATCGAAGATATCACCATATGTCCAGTCTGCTAGTCTTATACCAGAGTATGTCATTCTTCCAATTAGTTTTACTTTACTACCTTTTTTGATTTGAGGTGCAGCTGGTTTTTGTTCAACTGTTCCAGATGTTTGTTTTTCAACATAATCCAAGCTTATCCATCCAGCACCTGATTTTAATTTACCCCATTTAGAAGCACCTTGGCCATCGCTTTCAGCAACTATTGTATATACACCATGGTCTTTTATTTGACCAGATATATCATAGTTTGTTCCAGGTCCTTTTCTAATATTTAATACATCAGCCTTAACTTTCACTAGATATCCTTTTGTTGGAGTTTCTGGCTTTGGTTCTGGAACTGGTTGTTCATTATCTAATCTGTCATTTACAACTTTAGCTAATTCTTCGAATCTAGATTGCAAATATGGTCCAGGACAACTTGTTGCTGCAAACATATTGTGTCTAGTAAGTGAACCGTTTGGAGTTCCGTCATATTCTAATCTAAAACCATATCTTCTACAGATATCAACACATAGATTTACTAATGAATTCCAAGATGCGTCTGAGATAGGCCAATTACCACCATTTTGAGAGTTAGCCACTTCTATTGTTATAGCTTGACAGTCATTGGCTTTATTAGAAGATGTATATGCTCTATCGTTTTCATCTACATAGCAAAGTATCTCACCATTGTATCCTATACCATAGTTGGCAGATGCGTATCTATTAGGATTTTGGAATAACTCTCCACATCTCTTAGCTGTAAGTTTTCCAGCCATGTGATGAGGTGTTATCTTACAAATTTTATAACCACTTCTACCTTTTGAGTAGTTGTTATTATGAGCAGGCATGAAGCCTTGAGCTAATTTTGAATACCCCATTATTCTTCACCCTCCTCTTTACCATTTGATAATTCTGCTTCCATCTCAGGAGTTAGTTCAATGATTTCTGGTTCTTCTGCTCTTGGTTTGTTATTATTTGGTCTTACTTTCATTATTTTGTACCTCCTGTTATTTTATTTTTTATTGATGCACCAACTTCGTATATACCAATTGATACACCTAATAACACAAATATGTTAATTATTCCTGATACTATTCCAGCAAAATCGAATTGTCCTACGTATGCAATAC